CCTACCTCCCCCTCCGTCCACCGCCGCTGCCGAGTCTGCGGGTGTGATCTCGTCGAGGTCCTCAACCTGGGCGCCCTACGCCTCAACGCCTTCCCGCAGCACCTCGCCGAGGTCGAGTCGCGGATGTCCATCCCGCACATCCTGGCCGTGTGCCGCGGGTGTACCCTCTGCCAGCTCGTCCATACCACCCCGCCCGACTGGATGTTCCGGGAATATTGGTACCGCTCCAGTGTGAACGAGGCGATGCAGCGGGAGCTCCAGACCATCGCGACCCAGACCATCGCCGCCCTCGGCAAGGACCTCTACGAGGGCGATTGGATCCTCGACATCGGGGCCAACGACGGCACCCTGCTCCGGGCCTATGAGACCCTGTACCCCAAGGGGCACGGCGACTACAGCTGCCGGTGGACCCGAGTGGCGGTGGAACCCGCCGACAACCTCCAGCAGGATCTCAAGGACTGTGCGAATGTGATTATCCCGACCTACTTCCCCACCGGGCAGCTCGATGGGCGCAAGCGCGGGTTCAAGATCATCACCGCCATTGCCATGTGCTACGACCTCGAGGACCCCCTGGCCTTCTTCCGGAAGATCACCGAGCTGCTCCATCCCTCGGGGATTTGCATCGTACAGTTCCAGGACCTCCAGCAGCAGATCGCCGCCGCTGCCTTTGATAACATCGTCGCCGAGCACCTGGAGTACTACACCCTCACCAGCCTGAGCGAGATTGTCACCGCGGCCGGGCTGTACCCCCACGAGGTGCAGCAGACCCCGATCAACGGCGGGAGCCTGCGGGTGACCCTGCGGCGCGGGTACGTCCAACCGAGCGGATGGCCGGCGTCGGTGCAGCAGCAGCTCAACCGTGAGGCCCTGGCCGGCCTGGACCGGGCGACCATCCGGCATAGCCTGCGGGCGTTTGAGCGGTTCGCCTGGCGGGTGGGTGAGATGAAGCGCCTGGTCCTCAACAGCCTGGCGATCGCCCGGCAGCGGGGCACGGTGAGTGCGTATGGCGCGAGTACCAAGGGGAACACCTTGCTGCAGGTGCTGCAGCTCGGGCCGGACGAGATTGCGTGTGTCGCGGATCGGACCGAGGCCAAGCATGGGCGGTTGACGGTCACGGGGATCCCGATTGTGAGTGAGGAGGAGTGGCGGGCGCTGGTGACCCCGGTGACCCTGGTGCCGATCTGGCAGTTCAAGGCGGGGGTGCTGGAGCGGGAGCGGGCGTATCTCGAGAAGGGTGGGAGCTTCCTGTTCCCGCTGCCGTACAGTACGGTGGTGAACTATGGGCGATCCTGAGAACTATCAGAAGCACCTCCACCCCTGGATACCCGAGACGGACCCGCTCCGCCTCGCCGCCCTGGGGAAACTCCAGGAGGAGCTGGGCGAGCTGCCCGCTGCGGTGGGGCGGTGCATCATCCAGGGCATCGAGGGCAAGGAAGAGGAGACCGGGATTCCCAATCGGGAATGGCTCGAGAACGAGATCGCCGACGTCCACGCCACCCTGCGCCGGGTCATTCGGCGGTTCCAACTGGACGATCGCGTGATGACACACCGCATGATCGGTAAACTGGCCCACTTCCGGGCTTGGGACAGACGCATTGAGGAGCAGCTGCATGGACGCACAAGCGAAGTCGATCCTCTGGGGCAGCGGGCAGTCCGGCCACCGTACCCCCCCGGAGATGGCACGTAAACTAGTCGCCTTCTTCGGCTGCACGGTCGACCTGGCCGCGACCCAGGAGACCAACGTGCTTGGGCCGATGAATAGCTACCTCGGGCCCGACCGTGGCGAGGAGGCGCTCCAGGATGCCCTGCGGGTGGACTGGCACACGCTCAAGGGGCACCGGGTGGGGTTCCTCAACCCGCCCTTCTCGCTCGAGGAGATCAAGGAGCTGCGGGAGATCGCCGAGTCCCGCGCAGTCCCTGATCTCGAGGCGCGCATCAACGCCCTGCGGATCGAGCAGTGGGCCTGGAAGGCGTGCGACGAGGCGATGAAGGGGTTCCAGACGATCGGGGTGTTCCCGTACTCCCCCCAGACCGAGTGGTTCAAGAACTACGTCCTGGGGTTCGTCGAGGACGAGGAGGGGCGGCCAGCCTTCTGGGGTGGGGGTGCCTATGAGTACTGGGTCCTCCCCCATCGCGTGAGCTTCCTCGCCCCCGACGGCAGCAAGCAGGGCAACGCGGGCGTCAACACCTGTGTGGTGAACTGGAAACCCAACCCGGGGTTCTATGGGAGCTGGGTGCCGCCGATGCGGTATTGGAGCTATCGGTGAGGCTGGACGAGCTAGAGGCACACCGCCCAGAGTGTGCCATTCGAATGGGGCGTACGTGTACCTGCGATCTCGCGACACATGGCAAAGGTCAAGCAACGATGGCGAATGATCGAGACCCGATACCTGAGCCCGGAGTGGCACCACCTGACACAGACTGGGTGGCTGACCCACTCCGTAAGGGGCGATTCCACCACCGTGATGTGCCGTCCCCTGAGCGCATCGATCATCCCCCTCACTATGGGGGAGCGGATAACCCCTACGAAGCCATCCGAGTCATCGAGGCCTGGGGGCTCGGGTTCCACCTCGGGAACGCCGTGAAGTACCTCGCGCGGGTGGCGATGGGCCAGCGGCGGAAGACGTCGAAGGACCTGGAGGATCTCCGCAAGGCCCGCTGGTACCTCGACCGACATATCGAGGTGCTCGCCGCAGCGGTGAAAGCGTTTGAGGAGCCTCTATGAACTGGGTCCTGATGCCCTACGTGGATAACCTGGTCATGACCCAGCAGGCCCTCTTCGACGTGCTGGATCAAGGGGGCCTCGCGGATCTGCAGGTGCTCGCGGTGGACAACGGCAGCCGCAGCCGGGAGCTCCCGATCCAGGACGACCCCCGCGTGCACTACTGGCACTTCCAGCCGGCCCTGCTCTCGCTCGCCACGGTCTGGAACACCGCCCTCGACATGGTGTGGGGGACTGGCGCCGATCACGCCCTGGTGGTGAACAACGACGTGCGACTGCCCTACCGGATCTACGCCGACCTGCTGGAGGTACAGCAGTGTACCGAGGCGTGGTTCGTGTCGGCGTGCAACGTGGGGGAGGCCTGGTACCCCGGGATGCTGCGCCAGTCCTCCGCGATCACCGAGAGCCTCTTGGCCTCCCGGGGTGGGCCCGACTTCTCCTGCTACCTCATGACCCGCGAGTGCCACACGTGGTTCCGGTTCGATGAGCAGTTTATCCCGGCGTACCACGAGGACAACGACTACCATCGGCGGTTGCAGCTGGCTGGGTTTGGCGACAAGATCTTCAGCGTGCCCATCCCCTACCTGCACTTCGGCAGCGGGACCCTGCGGAACGTGGAGCATGTCAACCAGGGGTGGGGGGCGAGGTTTACCGCGTGTCAGGAGTACTATGTGCGGAAGTGGGGGGGACTGCCGGGGCATGAGACCTACACCACGCCCTTCAACGGGCAGGCCTTCTCGGGCCCAGGACGCGACCCCCGCTGCCTCCTGTTCGCACAGGGGCGAAACGAGCTGGGGTTGAAGGAGTACGAGGAGATCCGGCTGGAGCTGTATGGCCAAGCTGAGTGACCTCCCCGACGCCGACGCCCCCCTCCCGACCGAGGGCCTCAGGAAGCCGGTGGACGCGGGGCGGTTCATCCAACGCTGTAAGGTGATGGAGCTGGACCCGATGTACACCTTTGCCTACGACACCATCGCGGGGATCCGCTGCATGGTGGAGAGCACTGGGACCGTGACGGTGGGGCAGGAGCGGGCGATTGCCAATATCCAGGCCGGCGCGCAGCGCACCGAGGACGCGCGGTACGAGGAGCGTAGTCGGAAGCGGTATAAGCGGCGATGGGAGCGAGAGTGATGCCTGAGATTATCGACCGCTTCACCGGCCCCTACGCCTTCCTGTCCAATTTCGCCGCTGCCCCGGTGCTGATGGACGGGGAGACCTACCCGACCGTGGAACATGCCTACCAGGCGGCCAAAGTGTGGCCACACGCCTGCGCGACGTACCGCGGGTCGGACCTACGCTTCAAACCCTGGCGCACAATCATCCGGGAGGCATCCACCGCCTCTGCGGCTAAGCGCCTCGGCGGGCGGGCCCCACTGCGAGAGGACTGGGAACACGTCAAGGTAGGGGTGATGCGGGAGCTGCTCGAGCAGAAGTTTGCTCCCAGGACCCACTACCGTGAGCTGCTCCTCGCTACAGGAGATGCCACCCTGATCGAAGGGAACACCTGGGGCGATATCTACTGGGGCATGTGCCGCGGGAGGGGGACCAACATGCTCGGGAAACTCCTCATGGTCATTCGAGATGCAGGGAGGGTCGGTGCCAGCCCCAGCCCAGCCCCCTAAAGCCGCCGCCCACCGCAAACCTCAGGCCTGTGTGGGGTGCTCCCTCTACGAGCGGGGACATGGGTTTGTCCCACCCTCCGGCCCAGCCAACGCGCCCCTGCTGTTCATGGGGGAAGCCCCTGGGTACGAGGAGGCCGCGACCGGGATCCCCTTCATCGGCGCGGCCGGCTCGATGCTCGATCGGGTCCTGCGGCGAAACCAATTATCTAGGCAGGGGTTCCGGGTGGGGAATGTGCTGTCGTGCGTCCCCCCGGCCATGGAGCTACGAGGTGCCAGCTATGAGTTCACCGCGATTGATCACTGTCGAGTACACCGTGACCCCCTCCTGGCCGAGCCTCATCAGGTCGTTATGGCGCTGGGTGCGACACCGCTCCGCACCCTCCTGGGTCTTCATGGTCACGACCGGATCCGAGTCGAAGAGTTCCACGGCACCGTACATCGGGATCCATCCGATCGGTTCTGGGTCGTGCCGAGTTTCCATCCGAGTCATCTCCAGCGAGGTGCCCATAACCTTATCGGAACGGTGAGCTACGACCTGCAAGTCGCCCTGGAGGTATCGCGTGGCCAGTGGAAACCGCAACCGATCAACCTGGTCATCGACCCCCCGGTGGATTGGGTCGCGCAGTGGGTGGTACAACTCGAATCTGCCGCCTATCAGGATCCCGCGTCGACCGCGGTCGCGTGTGATATGGAGACCCCCGACAAGGCCGGCGGCAAGCCCGAGAACGAGCTCGGCCCCGATGACGAGAGCTACGACATTCAGCGGTGGAACTTCGCCTGTCACCCCGACGAAGGGCTGACCCTCCCCAATCACCCGGCCTATCACCCCTGGATCAAGCGCATCCTGGAGCTGGGCTGTTACCACTACTGGTGGAACGGGAGCGGGTACGACTGGGACCGCACGCGCGCCGCGGGGTACCAGCCGATCGCGCGGTGGCAGATCGACCTGATGCTGGCTGCGCACATCCTCCAGAGCGATGTGCCCTTGGGGTTGGGGTTCTGGGCCCCCTTCTACTCCAACTTCGGCGCCTGGAAGCACCGGTCGAGTGCCGAGCCCGAGGTCTACGCCTGTATCGATGGCCCGCAGACCCTCCGCGTGGGGTACGGGATCATCGGTGACCTCCTGCAGCACGGCATGTGGCGCGCGTTCGAAGAGGACTGCCACGAGCTGTACCATGCGGTGCTCAAGCCGGCCCAGGATATCGGGATCCTCATTGACAAGGCCGAGCTCACCCAGTTCCATGAGGACCTGGCCGTCAAGCAGCGCCGGCTGCTGCATGAGATCCAAGGGGTGGTGCCAGAGGTCCTGCGCCCCCTGACCCAGGAGACCAAACGCGCCCCGACCGAGGGGGTGGTCCACCCGGCGGCGCGGACCCACAACCTCCGTACCGGGGAGGCCCTGAAGGATCAGCCCGACCCCCTGAAGCAGGATCTGTTCGCCCTGGGCGCAGTCCGGGTGAGCCAGGAGGTGCGGCGGGTGATCAAAGTGTGCGTCGCCTGCGGGAAGGAGGAGGTGCATGTTAAGCACCGCTGCGAGGACAAGACCCTCACCCCCCAGGTGGAGCTCCAGGAGAAGCTGGTCGTGCGGTGGTTCTGGCAGGAGCCCTTTAACCCCGACAGCGCCCAGCAGGTGCTCGGGTACCTGAAGTACCGCAAGCACAAGCCGGGCAAGAGTAAGCAGACCCGCGAGGACAGCGCCGATCGGGAGACCCTCCAGCGCCTCTGGCGGACCACCCAGGACCCCCTCTACAAGTACCTGCTCGACTACCGAGCCATTAAGAAGGTGGATAGTACCTATGCCGTCCCAACCATGCGGAGAATTGACAAGGAGCTTGCGGCCGGCCGGGAGCCACGCATACACCCGATCCCGACCTTCCGCCCCTCCATGCACCGCCTCAGCTACATCAGCCCCAACATCACGAATGTTGTCGCCGACAAGGATAAGAAGCAAACATTGGCTGCAGGGTTCCGACGGTGTGTGGTGGCCGCTGCGGGCTGTCGACTACTTGAAGTTGACTTCAGCGGCATCGAAGCAGTGGAGACCGGCTGGTATGCCCGTGACCCGGCCTACATTCGATTGGCGCGCCTCGGGGTACATGCTTACCTGGCCAGCCACCTCCTGGGCCGACCTGCGGATCTACGTTGGTCGGACGCTGACCTCATTGCCTACTTCGCGGAGCTGAAGAAGGTCGACGCCTTCACCTACGACAAGGCCAAACGCTGCGTCCACGGCACCAACTACGGCCTCACCCCCATGGGGATGGCCATGACCTTCCCCGATCTCTACAAGGACATCGCCGCCGCGGACAAGGTACAGCGGATCTACTTCGAGGTCTGTCCCGCCCTGCCCACCTGGCATGCGGCTTTGCGCCAGTTCGCCTATGACAAGGGCTGGTTGGGCGGCCCCGGCGCGGTGATCACGGGCGAGGACAACAGCTGCTACACCCAGTACCTCAAGAACCCCAATGGGTACAGCGGCGCCCCCTGGTGGCCGCACCCCTTCCAATATAAGCATTGGTTCTGGTCGGTGCTGCAGTACACCCGGCTCAACGAGAAGCAGTACCTGTGGCGGCAGAAGCGGGGGATGCCGACCATGGTCAACAACGAGGGGGTGAAGTTCGGGATCGGCTGGGGCGAGGACTCCAAGCGGGTGATCGCGCTGTACCCCCAGTCGACCGCCGCGGGCGTGCTGAAGCGATCCGCCCGGCCCCTCTTCGCCCGGCCGGATCACCCCAGCTACATTGGAACGACCTACTATGATCGTACGCCTCTTCGGGCCCCTATCCATGATTCATTTCTCCTCGAGGTACCTGAGCGTGCATGGGACCGTGTTGTGGAGGCGGTCGCTCGCGAGATGCAGAGGCCCATTGCCGAACAGCCTGTCCCTGCGGGTTGGGCGATGGGTACTCACCTCACAGTGGGGATTGAGGCCAAGGCCGGCCGCAATTGGCTCGAGATGGAGAAGATCGAGGTCCCCAGCTTCCAGGCCAGCGGGGTGATCGAGAGCGACCAGTGGCCGGTGGAGGAGCAGGACGAGGATGATTGGGGGGAGATGGGGGTGGTGGCATGAGCGCAGTGCGCGTCAGAGTCTATGAGGATAAATTCGAGGGGCTTCGTGTAGAGGTCGACGGGTGGAGCGTCACCCCCGGGACCACCATCCCGGCCACGATCGACAACGTGGACGTGGAAGGGTGGACGCGCGAGATGCTCGCGAACCTATTCCGGGACCTGGATGTGAATGTCGAGGTAACCCGGTGACGGTACGGGAGTGGTTCCGCATACAGCGGGGGGCGCTCTACCTATCGGACAATGATCTGTTCTGGGGGGTGGTGAAGATCGCGACCAACCTCCATCTCGCGCACAACCCCTGGGAGGGGCTCGAGTGGATCCGCCTGACCCCCACCATGTACATCATCGCGGACGTGGAGGAGTACACCCGCCGGCAGCGGCTCCTGGAGGCCGTGCGGGCGGACATGGATCAGGCGATGCGGCGGTTGCTGCGTGTCTCATGTGAACCGGACGGGGAGTGGCAAGGGTAGCCCCAGACCATCGGGGGGAATCCGCCTCGTGACGGTACGTCAGGGCGGTATAAGCCGGACTCAGAGGGGCCACCATCCCAGGACGAGGCAAGCCTGGGGCAGTGTAGGGTTGCGGTCCAGACGGCGGTGCGCGCTGACAGGCGAGTGAGGTCTAGGGGGGCCCGCGGCTACTCCCGATGTCGGATACCGCTCTCAGGCAAGATCGCCAGCGCCAGGCACAGGCCCAAAGGGGTACCACCTGGCCGCCAACGGCTTCCACGTTGGGCCGCGACCTTTTGGTGAGGTGAGCCGATGCCGATCGATCACGAGGCCGTTCATCGCGTGTGGGCCGAGCGGATCCTCAGGGAGGATCCCCTCCCCCCGATCGAGGAGCGCCTCTGCTGGATGGGGGTCCTCCCTGTGGTGGACCTCTACGGGGATGGGTACTACGATGTGGACCCGGCGCTGGAGGCGGTCTACCACCAGGCATCCTGGTTCGCCCAGGCCCTCCTCCAGGGCCACAGGGATCGGGTGGTGCGACGGCGAGAGGCCGCCCGGGCCCGTCGCATGCGGTGGGTGAGTGTACGGCCCCGACCATGGTGATGACCTTGCAGGACCGGGTGGAGGCCTACAAAGCCGCCTTCCCCCAATACCCCGACAGCTGGCCCTGGGTCACCCCCACCGGGCGCTGGCTCAATGCCGTGTGGCTCGGGGGTGAGAACTATAAAGGGTCTGGCTACTATGGCGCGTACCCCCCGTGGTACCTTCCGCGGCTCGCAGCCCTCTTCCCCGACATCCCGCAGGAGGAGTGGCTCCACCTCTATGCCGGATCCCTTACCGATGCGACTCCAGGATGGAAGCTGGAGCTTAGACCACCAGGTGATGGCGTGGCGCCGGCTCATGTCCGAGCAGACGCGCGGCACCTTCCGTTTCTTCGAGGATGCTTTCGGTTCACCGCCGCGGACCCCCCGTATACCGAGCTCGACGCCGAACGGTACCACACCCCGGCAGGCCTTAATAAGCCTGCTGTTGTACGGGATGTCGCCACTGTCACGCACGCGGGTGGCTTCCTGGCTTGGCTGGACACCACCCTCCCCATCTACCACGGGGAGACGTGGCAGCACTTCGGGATGATCCTGGTCCAGCGATCGTGCAACCACCGGACCCGGCTCTGCAGCCTCTTTGCGCGCCGATGACACGCCCCGCACGCACCCCCGGCGAGGTGTACACCTGTGAGAACTGCGGAGGGCGCTTCCGGTTCAACGGGCAGGTCTGCCTGGTCCGCCACTTCCCTGGCGAGTGCTGCCACTACGGGGACACCGACCTCCTCACCGGTCGGAACGCCCGGGCCTACGATCCCAAGGCGCAGGACGGGGTACGAAAGCCCGGTGAACGGTGGCGAGACTAGAAGGGCGCCGGGGGCGGCGGGCCAAACAGCACATAGGCCACCGCTCCACACGCGATGCAGATCCGGATCAAGGCCCAGAGGCTTCCCCCGACCGGGAACCCCACCACGTCCAGGAACAGCGGCACAATCATCAGGATCATCACGACGAACACCGCCGCGTACACGACCCGCCAGATAAACGCTTTCATGGGGTCCTCCTAGAAGTTGGGGGGTGGGCCTGGTGGGGGTGGCCCAGGCGGCGCGGGTTCGGGCTCCTCAAACGGGGCCGTCTCCACGCGGGGCTCGGCCGCCTCCAGCCGCTCGAGCAGGGCGGCCTGGCGTTTCTTGCGCCGCAGCTCCTCGCCCGAGGTCTGGGCGGTCTCGACGCGCTCGGTGCCCAGGAGCTCCTTGACCTCGCCCAGGGCCGCGCGCTTGAGCAGGGGGAACACCTTCTGCAGATAGTCCCGCTGGGCCGCGGGGGTACCCAAGGATCGGTAGTCGGGATCCTCAAGCACCGCCGGCATCTCTGCGCGCAGCACCCGTGCGTAGGTCTGGGCCAGCAGGGTATCGAGGCCGTAATCGCCGGTCTCCTTGAAATACACGCTCGAGCCCGACAACCCCACCCGCCGCACCTCTTCCTGTACGAAGTCAGCCTGGGTCCCACCGACCCCGGTGAGCGCCCGCACGCCCGGGTGGATCGATCGCACCGGCTCCCCGGTGGTCTGCGAGTAGGTCGGGGGGATGAGCCGCGAGGCCCCTGGGACCCGGCCCAGGCCCTCGGCGAGGGGGTAGACGGTACTCGCCGGGTCTTGGGTGGACGGACGCGGCGTGTTGCGGACCTGCGCCTCCTCCGGGCTGAACTCGCCGATGACATCCTTGACCTGCCCCAGGGGGGTCGCGTACCCCGCCAGGAACTGTCCGATGGTCCCAATGATCGCGTCGGCCGCCTCGTTGGGGCCCGGCCAGCCGTTGCGGGTCATCAGGTCGGCGATGGTGAGAGAGGTCCCCGCGGCGCGGGAGATACTCAGGAAGGCCTGGGCAAACTCCGCCCCCAGGAGATCCTTGGTATATTTGCCCTCGTAGTTGTTCCACATCGCGGTGGTCCAGTTGAGGGGGTTCCCACGACCGGTGGGGCCGGCCGCCTCGGCGTCCTTACCGGCCTGGTCCCAGTTGGTGTGTCGCCAGAAGTCCACCAGGACATCCCCGACCATGAGGTACTGCACAAAGGGGGCCGCGGCCCGGAGATCGAGCATGTAGGGGTCCTTCCCCTCTCGGTCCACGCGGTACTGATAGAAGCGGGTGCCCTCCGCGCCGGGCTGACTCCGCACCACAATCGCCGCGCCGAGCAGGCCAAAGGTCCCGGAGGTCATCCGGGCCATCCAGCTGCTCCAGGTCGGCGCCGAGATCCCGGTGGCGTTCTGCACCTCCTTCCAGAGCTGCTCCTCCTGCGCGGTGAGATCCTGGATGGTGGTCTTGTGGGTCTTGATCTCCCCCCGGAGCCGATCGCGCCGCCGGCCGAGGATGTCCTGGGCGGTCAGCGCCGCATCGAGGGCCGATTGGGTCCCGGGGAGACTCTGTTGCGCCCGGGCTTGGAGCCGGGTGATCTGCCGTTGGCGGATGGCCCACTCGCGGGAGGTATTCTGGAGCTCCAGCAGGGCGCCCCCCAGCTCCCCCTGCGTCCGGGTGATGCCGGCCCGGACCCCGGGGATGACGTCGGTCTGGAACTGCTGCGCTTGGAGGCCACGATAGAGTCTCCCGCCGCCCAGGTGCTTGCCGGTCGAGGTCCAGCCGGCGTTGTCGAATGGGAGGCGAACGAGGTCCAGCAGGGCCGCGGGGGAGTGGTCCCAGATCCACCGGGGCGCCGCTGAGAAGTTGAACCGCGGGAACCGCTGCACGAGCTTGGCTGGCCAGTAGGACTGCACGAAGTTCACCAGGGCCGCGGGGACTGAGCGGTTGGCGAGCTGGCCGGCCCAGGTCATCTCGAGCGCGGCATTACTCGCATAGCGCACCATGTCTTGGACCTCGCGGTCGCCCCCGAACTTCTCCGCCAGCGCCGTACGGGAGGGGTCCATCAGGGCTTCCACCGGGTCCCGTCCACGGGCGCGGATCTGGGCGCGGAAGTGGGTGTCAAAGGTCAGCCCGCGGCCGGTGTACTCCTGCGCGCGGTTCCACAGGGTCAACCACCGCTGCACCTTGGGGCTGAGGAGCGTGTCCAGGATGACGGACCCAGACCCCTCAGTGGCGAGCTGTTCCCCCCCAGCAAACCCGATCATGTGCGCGGCTTCGTCGGGGTACTCGCTAAGGATCTTCAGCGTGCGCCGGGCGTCGGTCTGGCTCATCCCCTCGAGCATCCCCGATTGGATGTTGTAGAGCTGCTCGAAGGTCTCGGCCTTGGCGGCGCGCAGGGGGGAGACCGCGAAGCCGGTATGCCGGGATCCCACCCGCTCTCGGAGGAGGGCCCCGGCGGTACGCCCAGCCCCCGGCTCGCCCAGGCCGGCGGCGTAGGGGATGGTCAAGGCGTGGTCCAGTAGATCCCAGGAGTACCGGCCGACGGTGGTGTAGGCGTTTCGGGCGGCCGTGGCAAACCCCGAGGTCAGGAAGCTGTATTGGGAGTCGATCAGCTTGTCCCCAATGGTGCGCTTGGGTGGCTTCTGGAGCGTGTTCAGGAGGAGGTTTCGGGTGACCTGGGGGGTCGAGGTCTGCTCAGCAATCTGATCGAGGATCTCCGCAGCGGCCTGGCTAGATACCCGACCGCGTGCCCCCCGCGGTGCACGACGTCCACTCCCCAGCGTACCAGCGAGGGCAGCCCCCATATCCAGACGATCAGCCACCTCATGGAGCTCATCGGAGAATTGTTGCACATAATTCCCGTGCGCGCCCAGGATCCGCCCGGCTTCGCTGAGGGTGTGCATGTACTGCCGACCCACCTCCTCGCGGGTCATGCCCGGGAAGTCCGCGGGGTCGAATTTGACCTGGCCCTGGACGACGAGATCGGTGACCTGCCGACCGAGCCGCAGCGCCGCGTCCCGGTTGCCCCGCACCAGATGGAGCAGCTCCGGCGTGTCGGCCAGCTCTTCGACAAAGGTGTCCATGATGTCGCGGTCGAGGGTGGTCGCGCGGGTGGCCCCCTTGGGCCTGAGCGTGGGAGGCCCCGGGTGGATCAGGCCCGCCGGCCCCAGCTCCATCCCCTGGCCGGCTTGGCGGGTCGTGAGCTTATAGGAGGGCGGGAGATCGCCGGCCGCGGGCGCCGGCCGCTTCTGCTGGCCCGCCCGGCCCACCGCCACAATCTGCGCCGGGAGATCCTGCTGGAGCACGGTCCCCTTCACCGCCGCGGCCAGGGCGGCTTCCTCCTGCGGGGTCTTGGTCGCCGCGTAGGCCTTGGTGTACGCGCGGGAGTACGCCGCCGCCGCGACCTTCCAGGCCTTGTCCCAGTCGCCGTCCTCGATCGCCTGCTCGACCCGGCTGTACCAGGCCTCGCCCCCGTGGTCGGCTTCTACCTTCTTGAGCCACTTCTTGAGGGCCGAGCGATCTCCAGCTGGTGGGAGGCGCTCCAGGAACAGGGCCCCGGTCTCGCTCTTGAGGCGCTCGAGCAGCGACTGGCGATCGAACAGGCCTGGCTGGCGTGCGGATGGGCCCGGTGGGGATTCTAGATCGAAGGCCGACGGTGGGGCCTGGCCCAGCTCGGGCATGAGCCGCTCCTCCATCCGCACCTTCTCCAGGCCCGGGAGCGGCACATCGCCGGTCTCCTCCTCCACGGGCAGGAACTCGGGGGGCTTCCGCAGCGGCTCTCGCTGGGTCGAGGGGTGCGGAGGTGGGGGCCCTTCCGATTCCTGCCCAAACAGCGGGACGCCATAGTCGGGGGGTGGCCCGAGCGCGCCCTCCTCCCCCAGCTTCGAGGCGATGAGCTTCTGAATGCGATCGGGGGGTGGGGGGCCTTCCTCCTCGGCGGACTTGCGGCCGGAGGGACGGGGCGGAGGCATCCCTTCCTCGCCTTCGAAGGCGGTGATCGGGGGGCCACCCTCACCACCCGGGCCGAGCATCCGCAGCTCGAGCTGCTCGGGGGTGATCAACCCGCGCCGCACCGCCTCCTCGCGCGCGGCCTGGAAGAAGGGCACCGTGTCCGGGTGGATCCCCGTTTCCCCGCCGGCTTCCTGCCAGATCCGCGTGGCCGTCAGGACCTCTCCGTCGTCCAGTTCGCGGGCGGCCTGCTGGTACCCGTCCAGGGCCTGGCCGCGTTCGGCCCGGTGCCCCAGCGGGTCCTCCCAGCCAATCAGGGTGTCGCCTTCGTGCCCCCCCTTGGCCAGGATCTTCGACCCGCGCGCGAGCGGACCCGCGCCGCGTTCGGCCAACCGGGCCCGGGCGACCGCCGCCGCCGCATCGGTGAGCCCGGTGCCACGCCCCTTCAGCACGGCCTCGCGAATCGCCGCGAGCATGTCGGCGCGCGTGACATGACGGAACCCGCCCTCGGCCGCCTCGATCACCTGGTGGTACACAGGCGCCCCGGGGATCGCCCCACCCGCGGTCGCCCCGCGTTTGCGCGCTTCGGCAATCGCTTGTGAGATATCGCCCCCGAGCTCCTGCTGAATCGCCTCGAGCTGATGCGTGGTCGAGCCGCCCGGGATGTTCTCGTGGCGGAACTCGTCCAGCTCCCAGGCCATGGCAGCCAGCTCGCGGCGCACCGCGGGCGGGTAGGTGGCGGGATCCTCGGCCGGGCGGGCAGAGGGGTACGCCTCATAGCGGGTCTTGCCCTCGACCTCGACCTGGCGGCGCAGGGTTCGCGGCTGGCCGTGGATCTCGCCCCGGCGGCGCGGGCCGGCGTTGGGCCCTTCGGCGTACACCCGATCCAGCGGGCGCGGGGTGGTAATCCCCGGCAAGCGCGGTTGGTCGAGTGTGGGTGGGGCGCCGCCTAGCTCAGCTACAGACGGTGCCTCCGTGCGGCCTGGGAATGGGGTGCGCGGCTGTCGGAACAAGCTGGGCTGGGACGGCGGTGGAGCCAGCTCGGCCGTGCCAGCGGCCTCAGGAGCCTCGAGCGTGAGGGCCTGGTAGGGTTTCTCCCGCACCAGGCGCGGCGACCCAGGCGGGGCGGCCAGGCTGGCGGCCAGGGCCTCCTCCAGCGGGTCCGGCGGCGGCGAGGAGATCGCAATCCCGGGGCCAGAACCGACCTGATCCAGCGGCGGTGGCGCCTCGCCCGGCGGATAGGCGACAAAATCCGGTGGAGCGCCAGCCGCGCGCGCGGGCAGCTGCGTGGGTCCCTCGAGCCCGATCGCCCGGTTGAGATAGGGCGGGATCTCCGGTCCCCAGGCGGTCGGGTCCATCGGCGGGATCGGGACCGGGGCCTGCCGCAGCTGCGCGATCTGCTCGAGGTAGTCCTTGGCCTGCGAGGCCGTGTGGAAATCCGCGCGCGTCGACCCACTCGCGACCGCCCGCTCGCCAAACATCGCGGTGAGCTCGCTGGCCAGCCGCTGCTCCTCGGCCTGGTGCTGCGCGGCGGCGGCGCGGGCCATCACCAGCTGATCCAGCGGGGAGGGGGGCGGCCCGAGATCGGTCGGCAGCGCCCCGGTGGCATCGCCGAAGCTGGGGGCCCTGGCCTCGAGCGCCCGACGCGCCGCGCTGGCCCCTTCGAACCCCGCGTGGGTGGCGGCACCAAACGCCCCACCGGCCAGGGTCTGGGTGGTGAGCTCCCCCAGGGTCGGGAGGCGGTTCTCCTCGAGATAGGTCCGGGCGGTGCCGCCGATCGCGCCCAGGCCAGCGCCGTACGCCCCTTGGGCCCCGATCCGGCCGAGGGTGGTGGTGGCCCGGGCGGCGGGGTTGAACGCGCCCAGGATCGTCTCCATGGCGATCGTCGGGACGCTGTAGTCCTCCCGGGGGCCAAAGGTCTTCTCGTACCACTGGGCGGCCCCTTCGCCGAGGCCCGCGCCGCCCATGCCTCCGAGGTAGGTTCCGTAGCCGGGCGCGATCAGGGATCCCCCGTACGCCCCCGCAATGGCCGGGACCACCCGCAGCCCCGTGGTCGCCGCGAGATCGAAGGTCGACGGGCTCGGCGGCGGGGGGATCAACTGGGGGGCCTTGCGCGGGGCCGGCGTGCGGATCGGCGCGAGGTTCTCCGCCCCAATCAGCTGGGGATCGATCAGCTGGTAGCTGTCAGGATCCTCCACCTCGATCGCCCGGACCAGCGCGGCATCATCGATGTCATCGAACTTGCCGGGGTTCTCCTCGCGGTAGTACTTGGCCAACTCAAGCGGCGAGAGAAACCCAACCCGGCCGTGGAGTGTGGGGCTGCCCATGATCTACCTCCCAGGCCCAGGACCGACCGCGCGGGCCGAGGGCTTCTGCGGGGCGGGAGCGGGGGGTGCACCCCCAAGGGGCTTGAGCGCCCGGGCCCGTACGCGGTCCGCCATGCTCATGCCGGCCTGATCCTGGGTCACCTCCTGCCGCGGGGTCACCTTGGGCTTGACCTTGGCCGCCTGCTGCAGCTCGGCGTACGATTGGTAGGGCAGGCCTTGCGCGACCGCCTGCTCCTTGACCACCGCATCCATCCGGGCAGGCGGCACCGCCTTCCGCATCCCTCCGGGGCCGACCTGCTCCTGCAGGAGGATCTTATCCACCGCGGCGAGAAGGCCCTGGGCGGCCTGTTGCACCCGGGCGGGCTCGGTCGAGGGCTCGTCGCCCAAGGGCACCGGCTTGCCCCCGCCCCGTGGCACTCCTGCGCGTACCGGTACCCCCGTCCCCCCCTCGAGCACCGTCGTGGTGCCCCCGAAGGCTGGCGGGGGGGTGTACTCACTCGCGACGTACTGGTAGCTCCCATCGGGCAGCTGCTTCACCTTCCAGTACCCACTCGGGGTCACCTCCTCAGGCCCAATGCCGTACTCGGCCCGGAGCTGTGGCGTGTCGCGGATGGTCGAGGTAAGCCCAGCCCCACCAGCCCCACGGCTCATCTGCACAAACTTGGCCCCCCGCGGCACCGGAGTCCCATCGGTGAAATAAAACCGCCCGGTGGAGTAGTCAAACGCGACCGGCACGGGGTTCCCATTCACGGGATCCTCCACCGCGAAGGTCGGCGCGGCGAACTGCCGGTTGGCCTGCGGGGCGCCCAGCACCCCCATGATCGCCCGCTTGGCCTCCTCCTCGGGGAGGTATTTCTTGGCCAGGCCGATCCGGGTCTCCGTGGGGATCCGCGCCTGGTACTCGGCGATCTCCTCTGCGGTGGGGACCTGGGTCCCACGCTTGTGGAACCCGACCGGACCGGCTGGGGGCGGTGTGCCCTGCCCGAGAGGCTGGGTCTGTGGTGGACCCTCCGGCGCGGCAGGGATCGGGGTCGGCGCCGTCGGGGCCCCCTGGTGGGGCGGGATCGGCGTGAGCGCCACCCCACCCCCTACCCGGGGATAACTGGTCTGCTCCTCATAGGCCGGCGGGGTAATCGGGGCCGACCCCGGCTCCACGGGCGCGTTGGTCGACATGGCCGCGGACGCCGGGGTGCTCTGCGGCGTTGGAGGCTCATCCGGGACCAGCTGGTCGGCGAGCTGCTGAATCTGGGGGAAGGTACTACTCTGCTGGATCTCCCCCAGGAACCCCCGCCAGCCCTTCTTCCGCTGAGTCGGTTGGGCCCCCTCGTACATCCCCTGCAGGGCCAGGGCGCGGATCTCCGGGTCGCGGCTGCCCAGGAGGTGGGTAAAGAGCTTCCCCTCCATGTCGCGCCGGGCCAGGTCGTCCTTCACCGCTTGCTGGTAAATCTCGTCGCCCCGCCCACGGAACCCCTCGAGCATCCCCGTCCAATATGCGGAAGGCATGATCTACCCCATCTTCCCCGGGCCGCCCATGAGCAGCCCCGGCGCGTACGACCCAGAGGGCAGGATCCCACCACCGCCCCCACCCTTACTCCCCTTCTTCCCGCCGATCCCCCCCTTGAGGATGTCGAAGATGGTTCCACCCCAGCTCCGTCCGCCTGCCTGCTCCTGGTTCCGCAGGGTCGTCGCGTTGCCAAACTGCTGGGTCCCGATGCGCGCCGAGGTGTCCAGCAGGTTCGCGGCCTGGCCGGTCTGCGCGGTCCCACCCTGCAGGGCCGTGCCGCCCAGGTTCCCCAGGCCCTCGGCCGCTGATCGCCGCGCCGCCGGGATCATCCCCGCCAGCTGCCCGACCTTCTGCCGATCGAGCTCGGCGACGGCCTGATCCCGCACCCCGCCCGTGAGGGTGCGCTTGGCCTTGTTGCCCGCGCCCCGGTAGTATTCCAGGGCGGTCGACATCTCAGGTGCGAGACTCTCCCGGGCCTGCTGCCGACTCCCGAGGATCCCGCTGTAGTACTTCCCGGCCTGGCCCAGGTACTGGGATCCCTGACCGGAGAGCTGCTGCCCTTGGCCCATCAGCGGGGCGGCGGCGCCCGAGAGCTGCTTCTGGGCGGCCGAGGTCGTGTCCATGGCCTGTTGCTGGGCCTTAGACGGACCGGAGGCCTTCCTCCCGAACAACGACCCAACCGCGGAGATCGCGTAGGGCGCGACTTTGGTCAATACCGGAACAGCGGCGGCGCCCATTTAGGTACCCTCCTCGGGAGTGCGCTGCAGGACAAAGAGGTCGCCGGGGACACGCGTGAACCCCAGGCGCATGGCGTAGTGACCACTCCCGAGGAGATCCGCGTCCCCGATAATGGCGAAGATCAGGGGGTCGTGCAGGATCGCCATGGCCTGCTCGACCTGGGCGAGAATCGCGCGGATCACCGCCGGATTGTGCCGTTGGGCCTCAGCGACCCAGAGCGGCTCGGCGTGGGTCGCCTGCCACACCGGCCAGTAGGCCACGATCTGCCCGTCGACCTCGACCACCGCCAGCAGCGCCGATCGCATGTTGGAGAGATCGGCCTCGGCCAGGGGGCCCCCGGCTTCCCGCAGGCGCTCGGCCTGGTCCATGGGGAGCATGTAGGCCCGCACCCGCGGCGGGTCACCGGTATGCCCGGCCATCGTCCCGAGGGTCGGTGGGGTCTCGCTCGTCTCCATCAGAAGGCTCCTTGCGCGGCCACATAGGCCCGCAGCGTCGACAGGTTCACCGCGTCGGTGTCGGCGGTCGGGGCGGCGACATTGATCACCCGCTGGTTCTTCGCGTCCAGGCTCGCGGTGGTGGTCACCGTGGTTGCCTCCAGGGTCGCGACCCGGGCCGTCAGGGCCTTGATCTGCCCCAGGGCATCGAGCAGCGCCCGCTGCGTCGCCGGGTCTGGGATCTGCGAGACGTAGCTATGACCAGCCATGCCCCCTCCACCCACCCCGCCAGCACGCCTCGACCACGAGCAGGGCCAGGACCCCGAGGAAAAACGACCCGACACACGCGCCGATCAGGAGAGGAATCATCACGCACCTCCGGGGGTTGAGGCCGCTACCACTGCATTGCCCATCGTCCGGGCGGGATCGAGATCATCGTTGGCGAGGAAGAGGGGTACCCACTTGTCGTCCCCACTCTCCCAGTCTTCCACTCTCACCTCGGACTCCTCCCGGTACAACCAGAAGGGGCTGGCCGAGGTGAAGAGGTGCGCGAACAGCACACCCTTGGTGGCGTTGAAGTTGACCGATCGCTTCATCTTCACCCCGCCTGTGGATGGGATCGCATAGGTGGAGGTGTTGAGCGCCGCTCCCGGCTCCCCGTAGGTGATGATCTGCCAATCGACTTGGGCCGAGGACCGCAGCGTCACAAAGGCCTCGATCGGCTTCTGCCACCGGCCTTCCATCCCGGGGAACGGGCGCTCCTCCGACTCCCAGCGGGTGAGCGCCAGGGGCTCCTCATCGAAGATCGGCTGCCAGCGGTAGAATTTCCCATAGTTGGCGTCGGTCGCCCGCAGGCGGAACAGCCGCCCCCGCTGCTTGGCGAAGGCAATCTGCTGAATCCCCCGCCCGTTGAAGGTCAGCGCGTTGCTCTGTACCGCAAGGGCCTGGTCGATGTCAATCACCACGGTTTTGGCGACGTTGAAGGTGTCGGCTTCGAGCAGGTACCCCTTCAGCCATTTGTCGGCGTAGCTGCCGAAATTTTCCCAATTGGTGTTCCACCCCGGGATCCGCGGCGGTTCGGGGTCGGTCAGCCACTCGATCTTGTAGCGGATCCAGGGCAGGCAGGCCCCGGTGGGGCGGAGACGGATCTGCTGGGCGAGGACCGCGCCCCAGGAGTAGGCGATCTTCCGCCGCCCGCTGGCGACCAGGCTCAACGAGGCCGCCGCGGTGACCGATCCATTGTTGGAGGTATATTCCACATCCGCGGTGACGGTGGCGCCTTGGGTGTCGTAGGTGATCAGACACCCCCAGACATAGCCCTCCCCACCCGGCATCTCTTCCCAGGGGGTGGCCTCGGTGAACACAATGTGGGGCTCGAGATGTCGGGACACCCCCGCGAGATTGAGCGCCAGCCCTGCACCGGTCGGGGCGTTCCCGCGCAGCTCGACCGAGACATTCCGGGCCCGCATTGGGGCGGATCCAAACGGCTCGAAGCTATAGGTCTGGTTGCCTACCACGCCCACGATCGACTGCGCGGCGACTGTGGTGCCCTCGTCGTTGAGGAAGGCCTGGGCGGTGATCGTGGCGGTACCGATGTCGCCCGTGACCCGGATCTCCTGCCAGAGCTTTTCCTGGAACGGCTTCCCCCAGTTGTCACACCCGGTCCGGGCGGTCCAGGCGATGGCGGCGCCGTCGTCGCTGAACCCCGAGTGGGTGTAGACCTGGCCAGTGGCGTTTCCCCCGAGGAGGAGGGTGCCCGCTACCCCTTGCACCGGCTCGCTGTAGCAGGTCGCGACCGGCTCGGCGAAGAGGTAACTCCGCCAGGTCTTGTCCTTGAAATTGTAGATCAGTTGCCGACGGGTACCCCCGGTGTCCTGGTAGCTCACCCAGAGCTCGTCATCGTGGTAGGCCAGCTGGTACGCAGTCGGCACGCTGTAGTCGACCGGGTTGAACCCATTGACCGCGACCCCCTTGAAGAGTTTCCCGAGGTTCTCGTCCGAGAGGGGTTCGGGGGCGGCCCCCTGGGTTAGGCGCACGCCGAAGGGGCTGCCGAAGGCGATCCCGTAGGGGGTCAAGGCCAGCGCCCAGCGGCTCACGAGCCCCTCATGGCATTGGGTCGGCTCGGTGTCCCAGCTCCCATCGGCGTTGAGCAGGATCGAGTACATCCGGGTACGGCTGAACACAAATCCCGCCGACCCGATCGAGCCCCCACTCATGAGCTCCTCGGTCGCGGCGCAGACATCCTTGAACTCGGCGGCCGGCCACTGCTCGGGGAATCCCAGCTTGGATCGGTAGAGGCGCCCGGGCTGGAGGGGGTCCCCCAGCGCAAACACGTACTGCTCCACCATGAAGAAGGTCGTCACCAGCTGGTTGAGCACGGTCGCGCCCGAGGCATTGACCGAGGTCACCGGCATGTCGTTGTCGATCTCGAGCGCCTCGTCGGTGATGCGGGTATCGTCGGCCACGGTGACATCAATCGTGCCCCCGTCGGCCGCGTTCTGGCCGGCGAAGAACCAGTCGGTCGTGCCGGTCGCATCACCCCCACGGACATAGGCCTGTTGGCGCAGGGCCGCGGTCCCCGAGGCGGTGGGGGTGACCCGGATGGTCTGCCGCAAGGGGTTGAGCCAGGCGGTCTCGGCCTGCACCGCCGAGGGGTTCCCCTTACTCCCGTTGACCGGGTGGTAGTTCACCACGCGCACATCGTAGGGGCTGGCCCCGACGTCCGAGGCATCCGGGCCGCTGCCGCCGTAGAGGAACCAGCTGTCGAACTGGAACTGGATCGGCTGGTTGGTGTTGGTCTGGAAGGCGATCACAATCCCAGTGACCGTGTTCCACCCGACCGTGCCCGTGGGGGTGGGGGTGCCCATGCGCTGCCACTCTCCGCGGCGGAGCGGGACGCCCAGGATCCCAAATTCGCCCCAGATGTTGCGGCCGGCGGCGATCTGCGGGATGTCCTGGCGATTGAGATCGCGGCCCCCGGTGGCGTTGATGAGCGACAGGCGATCGTCGCCCGGCTGCTCGGTCTTGAACTGCTCGAGCAGGGTACGCAGGCGCAGGTTGTCGCTGGCGTCGAGGCCCGACTGGAGGAACTCGAAGTAGTTCTGCAGATCGTTGGGGCGGAAGCTCTTGAACCAGGCGTTCCCGTTACCACCGGCCGTCCCCGGGAGGAACCCCGCGATGAACACCGGGTCCAGCACGAAGTAGATCTTGATCTCCTCGAGGTACTGGGGGTCGCTCACGTTGAACAAAATGTGGGTCTGGTCGTCATCACTGGCCGCGATGGTATTGGCCAGGTCGAGGAAATCGAGGTTGAGGGCCGCGATCGGATGGCTGATGAAGCTGGAGTACCCCGTCGCCGCCGCCCCCACCACCGTGGTCGCCTGGACCCCCTGCGCGGCAAACACGTCGATCACCACCGGGGCGCCGGAGGCGTTGGGTGGGGTCGAGCGGTCCACCCCCGCGTTAGCGACCCAGGTCGCCGCGGCCGAGGACCCATTGGGGTCGGCCGCGTCAAAGGTACAGATCTCCTTGCGCGACTGCCCAAGGAGGGCGGTCGAGGTGAGCACCCCCGGCGGGATCCCGTAGACTTCGACCGCCCCGGTGCGGCTGATCTTCCGGTTGCGCGAGCGGTCCCCGATGACCACGTAGGGGGTCCCGCTCAGAGGCATGTTCACCCCGCAGAAGCTCAGGGGGTCACCGCTGTAGCCGCTGTCGACATTGGTGAGGGCGCCCGTCGTGCCCCGGAACAAATTGGCGTTGGAGCCGGCGAACCGCGCGAAGGCCCCAGCCGCGGGGTCGTTCAGCCGGAAGAGGCTATGCACCCGCTCCCCCCCCGCGGTGGTGGCGAGCGCGGTCTGACCCGTGCGGACCGTGAGGGGTTCGCCGTACTTGCTCACGACGTTGACCATCCGGGACAGTTCGCCCGGGTCCAGATCGTCGATCGCGTCCTGCACATTCAAGCCACGCCGCCCGATGCGGTACATCGGCATGTCGTAGGGCTGGGGCGCGTGGCCCGGCCACACGAGGGATTCGGCGGTGGGGCGATCAGGGATGGCCATACTTGTTTATTTCCAAGCGATCACAACACGAACCAGGTATCCGGGGCCTGTAATTTGCCCATCTCAACCCCCTCCTGCCACCGCGCCTCGCACAGCTCCACCAGGACCAAGTTCTGCGCGCCGGGCCCGAGCTTCAGGAACATCTCGGCCAGGCAGCCATACTTGATCGTGGGCACAAACTCATCCGGGACCGAGAAGTTCACACCCGCCGCGGTGAGGGTGGTCCCCAGGGCGACATAGTACCGCTCGAGCGCCGCCCCGACCTCGGTGGGAATCGGAGCGATGTAGGTGGTGAGGGTGTCGCCGTCGGTTTCGTAGTACCCCCGCGGGGTCGCACTGCTCGCCCCGGGCCAGCTGGCCACTTCGAGGTCGAGCTCCAAAGCATCCATGCGCGGCAGCTCCCGGTAGAGGCCGGCGGCCGACTTATAGGCCAGGAGGATCGTCGCGATCCAGTCCGTCGGGGCCGCCTGGTTACTCTGCGCCGCGGTCACCGCGACCTCGGCATGGGTCCAGCGGATCCCGGTCTCGAGCAGGAAGCGGTTCTGGCGCTGGTTGAGGTAGCTGAGGACCTCGGCCTGCGTCCACATGCCCGAAGGCCAGGTCGCGCCGCCATCCCCGGCATTTTCCAGGGTCACGCGTTGGATCTCGCTCAGCACGGTTTGATCGGTGACCGGCATCTAGGCCTCCCCGCCCGTCTTCTGTTCGCGCGTCGGGACCAGCCGCTGCTCCTGATCGAGCCCCAGGGCATGGCGGAAGTGGCTCGAGGCTCGCAGCTGGTCGTTGCGATCGAGGCAGGCCTGGAGAAAATGCTCGTGCCGCGACTTCATGAGATCCCGGTCGCTCGGGCGCTTGAAGGTGAGGATCCACATACACTCGTCCAGCAGGACGCCCTGTTCCTCCTCACCGAGATCGACAAAGTTCCCGTCCGCGGTGAGAATGGGGGTGATCTTCACCGCGTCGAGCGTCAGCTGGAGCCCGCCCGCCGCGTGCGCCGGCCAGATCGCGATCTCGTTCAGACCGACCGGGACCCACTCCTGTACCGTGGTCGGCACCCCACCCCCTGAGGCGGTGGTCTGGGTCCGCCAATTGCGCCGCTGCCGGTACATCTCGACAATACTTTTTCTCCCCAGGGCCTTCCCGCTGCGATAAAGCCGGGTCGCCCGGGTCATGGTGTTGGCGACCGCGTAGAACACCGTGTTGGCCGTGGTGTTGATGGTGACGCTCCCGCGCCAGTACCCGGTGTAGAGGTTGAACCACCGCAGGGCCTCGTTGATCGCGTCATTGGCCTCGGTGTCGGACCAGTAGGGGATCGAGGCGTACCGCTCCTTGAGCTTGGTGCGGAGCTGCGCGCGGGTCGTGGAGGTGTAGGCCATGGCTAGACCGCGAGATCGAGACGACAGGGGGCGCCCGCACCGATCGCACTCCCCACGGCCAGATCGGTACGGCAGGGCAGCCCCGCCCCCGCCGCGGTTCCCACGTCGAGGGTCACGACACAGGACCCTGTGGGAGGAAGGGGGATTGACCCGGGGGCGAGCGCGATCCAAAACACCGGGGTCCCCGCGGTGGCGAGCAGGGCCCCAATGGTAAAGCCGTCCGCGGTCATCGAGGTGATCCCGGTGGTCGCAAACGTCCCACCGTTGGTCCACAGGGAGGAATTGGCCCCGGTGTGAATCAGCGTCGACCGCCAATGCCCAGAGGCGGTGTTGCCCTGCCGCTGACACATCACGAACACAGGGGTAAAGGGGATCCCGGTGATCGTGGCGGAGCTCCCGCTGGGGGTGAGCGTCCCCACATGCACCATCGAGGTGAGCTCGGTCCCGATCCGCAGAATGAAGCTCAGATGCACCCGGCTGGTGACGTTCGCCTCAGCCCCGGACCCAACCTGGTACCCACTCGCCGTGAGGGCCTGGATCAGGTTGGTGACCGCGGCCAGGCCCGACCAGCCAATGGAGAGGTCCCCCGCCATCGCGGAGGTGCGCACGATCGTGGAGGCTGTGGTGGTCTGGTTGATCGCAATGTCCGGGGTGAACGCCTCCATGAAGTCGACGGCGAAGTTATCAAGCGCCGTACCCATCCGGGAGAGGGTGGAGAGATGGAAGCCGCCGATCCCCGCCCCGCCGTCCTGCATCCCGATCGCCAGGTAGGTCGACCCGGCACGGTTCACATCGACATTGGGCCCGAGCAGGAACCCGTCGTCGGTGATCGCCAGGACCGCGTTGGCGTCGAACCCGCCGGAGGTCGGGTAGACATGGTTGCGGGTTCCCCCACCCCGGACCACCTTGAACCCCCCACGGTCAGCGGTGTTTGAGACCCCCTTGATCAGCAGCACCTGCGAGGCAAACCCCATCCCGGTGATGGTTTGGTACCCGCCGGCCCCTGTGTAGGCGATCAGGTTCAACTGGAAGGTGCCCGAGACATTCGTGTAGGGGGCCGGCAGCGACGCCCCGTCGTGTAGAACCTCCAGGTAGCAGTTCCCCAGGCGTAGGGAGGTCCCGCGGACATTCCGCGCGCCGAACTCCCAGCCGTCGTAGGTCGCAGTAGCCACCGCCCCGTAGAGCACCGTGGTGAGGCCCACCGCGGGGAAGGCCGTGGGGACCGCCACGGTGTAGGCCGTACCCCCGACTAGGAAGGCGTCATTGCCCGCCGACCCCGCCGACCGCATCTTGCCCCGCATCAGAACCCCGTCGATGTTGCCGATCCCCATGCTGGCGGCGGTGGCCTTGGTGAAGGTGGTATCGGCACCGACCACCGCATTGACCTGCTCATCGGTGGTGGGCTCGAAGGGGCAGTCGATCACGGTGCGGAAGTCCCCCGTCCAGGCGGCCGAGGATCCCTGCGCCAGGGGTGGGACGCGGGTGATGCGCCAGGCGGTCGCCGGGAAGGCCAAGGTGGCTTGATCCCCACCATCGGCGGAGCCCCACCAGAAGTCGTCAAAGTCCATCCGGTAGATCCCGACGAAGTTGACGACCCCGATCTCAATGGTGTCAGGGAGGGCGGGTGTCCCAATCGGGCTGCCGGTTGAGGCGACGGTCACCGACTCAATAAGGAGGCCCCCTTCCGTGTAGACGTCGGCGCTGGTGACGGTGGATCCGGTGGTTGCGCTGTCCCGCGTCACCACGTGGGTGAGATCAAGGCGGTACCAGTTCCCCAGGGCGAGGGCCGTCATGCTATAGGTGCCTTGATGGTTCAGGGAGTAGGTGCAAAAATGCCCGGTCGTATCGAGGAGGATCAGCCCACCCCAGCCCGGAACCCCGTGGACGCCCACGGCAAACACACTCGCGTCGTTCCGGTCCGGGAAGGTCGACATCCGCATGAACACGCGGGCCTTGGTAGTCGCCGAGGCCCCGACGGCCAACCCGGTCCCGATGGTCAGGTCCTTGCGGACGTAGCCGACCCAGCTGTTGGTGAGGACCGTATCCGGGTTGATGGTGAGGCAGTACTGACCCGACCGGGGCGCGACGTCACGGACCCCCGCGACTCCCCCGCGCAGGGAGGCGGTAATGACCGCATCGGTCTCGCCCCCCTCAAATCCGGTCCAGCCATACTCCACCGCCACACGCGCCCCTCACTTCACCAGCGTCTCGATCCGATCGAGCCGCGGGAGAATCCCCTGGTTGATCGCCGCGTTGAACTCGCTCCGGGTGACCGCCCCCCGGATCTGATCCGTAAGCCGCAGCGAGAGGCCCTGGGTCTTCTCGTTCTCGGTCGTGAGGCGGGTGGTCTGGGACTCGAGCCGGTTGAGTGTGGCGGCCTGCAGCATCAGAGTCTCGTGGGTCTTATCGAGGGTCTCCCGGGAGGCCTTGAGCTGCTCCTCCACCGTCGCCTTGGCCAGTTTCAAATCCCGCACGTCAGTGGTGAACTGCTGGAACTGTCCCCCGAACTGAAACACCAGGATCGCCAGGATCCCCAGGCGCTCGGGGGTCACCACCCGGACCAGGTACTCGGGCCAGGTATCCCCATCCTTGCGAAGGCTGCTCTGTTGTGCCGCGGTGGTCCGGACCACATGCGCGATGTGCTGGTCCTCCTGCCGGCGATCTTCTCCCACACGGTCCCCTTCCTACCCTAATTGCATCGTCAGTTCATGCCAACCGATGAAGCCCTGGTAGGTGGACCCGACCACATCCGACAGGACGTGCATCGCGAAGTACCGGCCCGGGGGGACGATGATGTCTCCCTTGACCGCGTGATACGCGCCGTGCCCAGGGGTCGCGGCGGCCCCAGGGGAGCCAACTGCGGGCCCCAGGGGGAACCAATTCGCCGCGAGCCCGGTGGTGGCCGGGAGGGCGGTGCCGCCGACCGTGGTCAGGGCACAGGTGTCGCTCGCTGCCCCACCCATGCCGTTGCGCCGCTTGACCGAGAGGCCGGCCGTGGTGGGGGCGGTCTCCCGGAGCTGGCCAATCAGCCCGAGCAGCTGCTGCTGTCCGGCCGCGGCGGTTTTGGCCACCCCGCTGGCCGCGACCCAATCGACGACCAGCGAGCGTCCGCCATCGGGATCGTTGTTGAAGAGGGCCAGCATGATCGCGGTGGTGGGGATCGCGACCACCCCGGCCACCGCGACAGTCGTGCCGGTCCAAAACGCCCGCCCGGGGCGGACAAATTCCTGATAGGGCGCGGTGGCCTGCGCGATCAGGAGCTCGAGCTGCTGCGTGAGGGTGACCTCAATAGGCGAGGATCCCTGGGCCTCCTCGTCAATCGCCTCCAGGACCTTGCGGACCCGCCCGTAGATTTGACTGTCCACCGCACCCATGTCAGTCTCCTATGATGCCTGTGCGGAGCTGGGCCTCACGCCGCAGCCCCTTCAACTCCACGAGAATCTCCTGGAGCACACCCAGATCCTGCATCGTCACCCGCGCCCGGCCGCTGCGGTCCATCGTCAGGGCACCCAGGGTGTTGTATTGGTAATCGGCCCCCCGGGTCACCAGCGCCCCCATGATCGCGGCAATCGCGGTCTCGAAGGTGAGGCCGTCCCCCGACGCCTCCTGGACCAGATCGGCCATCGCATTGGCGAGGGCCACCAGGGCCTCCCGTTGGGTCTGGGGTGGGGGGACGGCCATCGACTAGGCCTTGGCGAAGACGACCTCGACACCCATGATCGCGCCTTGGTAGGCGTTGTTGGGGGCGTCGAGCCACTCCTGCAGAAGGGCCTGGGCGGCGGCGTACCCCCCATTGTCTTCGTGGAAGATCCCGCCCTTTTTCACATCGAGGTGATCGGCCGAGGTCGGGCGAATCACCACTTGCCATGCGTTCCGTGCCGCGGTCGTGACTGGTACCATCTACACACGCCCTTTCTAGAGTGGAATCGCGAGAATGTGCAGGGTCCCAGTGCCAAACGCCCAGAAGTCGGACAGGTGCATCGGGGACCCCGGTTGTGCCGGCTGCAGGGGAAGTGTCGCCGCTGCCGCGATCAGGTTGCCGTACACCGACGCCGAGACGGTGGCGGCATCCCCGATGGCCAGAGCCCCGGTCTCGGCGTAGAGGTAGATCGCGCGGTAGGACAGGTCCAGGGCGGGGTTGGGGTCCGCCCCGGCCACACCCCCGTACACATCCGACACACGCTTGGCCGCCCCGGCAAGCGACAGCTGAAACATCTTCACCATAGCCGCCTACTGTCGATCGACCTTGCGGTTGACCGTGTTGTCGGGGGTGATCCCCGCCTGCCCAGGGTCGAAGCTCGTCCCTGGGGCGATGTTGTCCGAGAGGGTCGAGAAGGTCGGCCCGATCGGCAGATCGGGGGAGTTCGGGGTGGGCGAGAGCCCAGGGGTCGGACAGATCGGGTCCGTCCAGGGCGACTGCTGGATCCCGTTGGGCCCTGGGTCGCTCTCCAGCCCGCCGCCGATGCCCTGATCGCCGGACCCGCCCGGCACGGGCACGGGCATGTCGGTCCAGGGGTACTGCTTGATTCCTCCGCCAGGCATAACAGGCTCCTTCCTAGTAGTAGTCCGCGAGGGTCGCGTCTGATTCACGCATCAAGGTGGTGTCGGCGGCCAGCGCGGCCAGGCCAAATTTCGAGAGGTTGATCTGCTCCAGCATCATCAGGTACTGGTCATCGTCCATCACCTGTAGGGTCTGGCGCTCGGCATCGAAGCGATCGGCATGGAGTTTGGCCAGCTGCAGGTTGAAGTAGGGGTTCTTTTTGTCGGTCGTGCCCGGCCACCGGGCGGCCCAGCTCAGGGCCCCCTCCACCAGCGCATCGGTATAGGTCGAGAGCACCCCTTGGAAGGCGTCGTCATCGGCCAGGGTATCGGTGCGCTTGAAGTACATCAGCTGGTACTGCCCGACCGAGGTGGCCGGGGGCCAGCCCTCGTAGAGCACGCGTCCCAGGAGCGACGGCACCAGGGAGAGCTCATACGAGGCCAGCACGCGCAATTTGTTGTTGCTCGCGATCCGTGCCGGGTCGAACAGGTCGAGCCGGTCGCGCGAGATCCACCAGGCGATCGGCCGCTGGAGATCCATGTCGGTGACCGAGTAGATGGAGCGGAAGTCCGCCGGCATCGCGAGGTAGTAGTCCTGAACCCGGGCCGAGGTCGCCGCGTTGGGCTCGGCAAAGGGAATGGTGAGATCGGCCGCGCTGGGGTTGGTCACCGTGGCGATCGTGTAGATGGTCTGGTTGGGGATGCGGATCTGCCGCCCGACATCGGTCGTGAGGAAGAGGGCGGCGGAGGTGATCGCGGTCGACCCCTGGGTGAAGTTGACCAGGGCGAGGGTGCGTTGGGCCTGCGTGGTCAACACCGTGGTCGCCCGCAGCCACGCCCAATGGCCGGTCCCCAGGAGGGTGTTATAGGTACTTTGGACCCATTCCTGGCAGAGCGAGGCGGGGGCGCCCGGGACTTGCAGCGCCACCCGTCTCCACACGTCCCCGAAGGTCTTGGCGGCCATCGGCTCCGATCGTTAGCCCTTCCCGGTGAAGAGCAAGGTCCCGGTGAAGGCCGAGAGATCCCCTGAGGCCTCGGCTCCGGTGTTGGGGACAAAAAACAGCAGCTTCTGGGTCGTGTAGTTCCACCACGCGATGCGAACCGCCGACCCGTTGCTGATCGTGCCGTAGACCCCGTACACCTCGCCCATGGGGAGGTCGGTGCCGGGGGTATAGAGGTCCCCGCCAGCGGCATAGCTGGCAGGGCCCGTGTACTGCACTTCCATCACCAGGCGATCGTTCCAACGATCCCGGGCGGGGAAGTTCGGTGCGGTGAGGTTGATGGTCATAGCGAGTGGCTACCCTTCTCCCCCAGCCTAGTAGACGTCGGGCACGTCCAGGTCCACCAGGGCCTGTGCGTTCGCCGCGTCGTAGGCCCCCGCCGACCGTCCCATGATCGGGTAGGTCGCCGCGGATCCCGCTGCCAGACAATCCGCCTTGCCGTTGGTGGCCGAGGGGATCACCAGCTTGCCGGTCGCGTCCGGGGCCGAGGTCACCGCGTCAATGAACTTCACCAGGCCGGGGCCCTTGATCTGGATGCAGCAGAAGTTCCCCGGGGTGACGGCCATCTTGAACACGCCCGCCACACGCCCGCGGCCCAAGGTGGTCACGGTGGTGGTGACGCGGTACTGCTGCTGGTTGCTCCACCACGCCACGGCCCCGTCGAAGGGCGCCTGGGCCATGGAGGAATCCGTGCCGACCAGCTGGTACCCCTTCGCGCGGCCATCCTCCGCCGCGTCGGTCGCGGTCGAGGCCTGCCGGGGTGGGTTGATGATCTCGAGGCGGTTGCCCAGCTGCCCCGGGTAGGGCAGCGAGGGCTCGTTGAAGGTTTCCGGGTTCCCGCCAGGCAGGAAGACCGGCTGACTGAACCAGCTGTTGGGTGACATCGATCTGTGCTCCTCTCTGTGTCAATCCAAGCTAGTTCGTCTACTTCGCGATGGCGTACAGCCCGCGGCTCAGACGTGGGGCTCGGCAAGTGAAGTTGCCACCGAACAAGATCTGCCCGGCGACCATGTTGTCGTCGCGGGCGCCCTTGAAGCCGGTGAACCCGAACGCGAACTTGGCCGACTGCGCGATGTAGAGGCGCAGGTAGGCATCGTCGCCCTGGGGGCCCGGGTTCAGCCACCAGAAGGTCTCCCCCGCCGAGGCGAGGTAGTTCCCCAGGTCCGGATCGTTCACGCCGTCGGCGCCGGGGGCGTACTGGCTCACCACGATGCGGCTTTGGTTGAACTTCAACCCCGGCCACTTGATCTCGGGGTCGACCACATCCACGATCTGGTGCGGAAGGAAGGTCTCGGAGATGTACCCCAACCCGCGGTTGGTCGTGACCCCGATCTCCGGGTGCTCCGCCCCGATGCAGGTCGAGAGGTAGGAGTGCTGGAGGCCGCGGAAGCTCATCCCACCCATGGAGGCCGCCACCAGCCCCACCGGGGAGTTGAGGGCCGGCGAGACATCCACCCGGGTCTGGCCGCCGTAGCTGGGGAAGGTCGCCCCAGTCCAGGTCGCGGTGGTGCCGTCGGTCAGGGCCTCTTCCAGGCCGTTGATCTCGGCCGAGCGGTCCGCGCCCGCCCCGAGGTTCTGCCCGTTGCGGAAGATGGCGATCTCGAGGATCGCACTCATGGTGAGGGCCGCTTCCGCCGCATCGGTCTTCACGATCGAGAACACGGCGTTGGGGCCGGTCATCTCCACCTCGATGTCCTCGAGGTACTCGGTGATGTTGACCTCGTAGTACCGCGGGGTGAAGAGCATGCCCGATCGGGTCTGACGCTTGGTGATGTTGAACGTCGCGCCCTTCTTGTAGGCCCCACCACGCATGGGGGCGTACATGTAGTTTTCCTGGATCTGTGGACCGACCCACTTCCGGGTGAACCGCGTGCGCAGGTAGGCGATCACCGGACCGGCTTTGAAGAAGTTGTCCACCACCCCCGGCATGATCGTCTTGGTGGTGACGGTGTTGACGTCATCCAGGAGGATCGAGCCCAGGAGCAGGGGCGCGGCATGAGCAGGATGGGACCCGGTGAGCCAGGTCACCAGGGCCAGCAACAACGTGGTGAAGATCGGGTTGGCGCGGAGGAACTGTAGCCCCACTCGCCAGCCCTGGAGTGCCTGTCGCATGATCGTCGTGCTCCTCGCCGCGCCCTGGATCCCTAGGAGGCTGCGGGCCGCCCCTGTTGCAGGCGCTGGTACTCCAGGGCCGCCCGGTCCACCAGACTCCCGGCGGCGGCGTCGACCTTGGCGTTCAGGCCATCGAGGGGGGATCCGCTCCCCGGCCCGGAGGCCAAGGGGTACGGCAATTGGGTGCTCTGCTCAGCGCGGAATTTGGCCACCGCCTCGTCCGCGATCTTTTTGTCGTGGGCGTCTTGGGTTTCCTTGGCCTTGGCGTCGAGCGCAGCTTTGTGAACGAGGTTGTAGACCCCAACCAGCCCGAGATCCTTGATCTGCGGGTGCTTGATCAGGGGGGTCACATCGAGGATCTCCTTGAAGTGGTCGTAGTGCTGGCGCATCAGGAGGTTCTGGTCCGCGGCAAACCCCAGGACGGACGACTCGAAGCCCCCCAGGGTCGCGCGGAGGGTCTCCTCCGTCACCACGCCCGCTGGGAGGGTGTTCGGGTCCCCGTTCCCGCGTCCCCCGGTCTGCGGAGGCGGATCGCCCGGTTTCCAGTTCGCCTTCTTCGCTTCCACGCCCAGCTTCACGAGGTCCTCGTTGTCCCCACGCCACTTGGTCAACCCGTCGTGCCATTTCTGGAGGTCGGCCTCGCGCGTGTCCAAATCGGTCTTCAGTTGGGTCGCCGCGTCGGTCTTGACCTTGAGGTCGTGGAGCTGGCGATCGATCTCGCTTTGCCCAGCCACCCCATCGTCCAAGTCCGCTACGACCACCGGGTTGGCAAACACCGCCTCCGCCTGGGTCCTGAGCCCCGGATCTGTGATCTTGCCGAGGACCTGCTGGATAAACGTCTTTGCCCGGTCACCTTTCGCCATATTCAGTTGTCCTTGCCTGCCCCCAGCCCGGGCTCACCACTATGGGAACCTTCTGGGGGGTAGCGATATGGGGGGCAGGTCACCAGGTGGTGCGGCGTTGGGCCATGGCTAGTCCCGTGCGGCACCCCACTTCCCTGCCCTCCAACTAGACCCCGCGGTCAAACCCTCCGCCGGGGAAATTGTTGCCGACCGCCGTGGCCGGGGAGGTGCCCCCCTTGACCACGATCTTGGCCGCCACCCGTTGCTGCAGGTCCTTCAGCATCGCGAAGTCCGCGGCGAGGTCCGGCAGGATGGAGGCGGCCGAGTCCCAGATCCCTTCCACGGCCGACAGGCTCTGCATCACCCCCATGAGGATCTCGGGGGAGAGCTGCTTGCCCGGCGACCCGGCGGTCATCGGGGCGGCCATGTCCGAGAAACTGGGGAAGGGGGACGCCCCTCCAGGGGTGGGCATCTGTTGGGGCTGTGTCGGGTTGGGTGGCGGCGCGTCGAGCACCTCACCGATCCCGGAGGTCATGGCGCCGGAGCCTTGGGACTTGCGGGTCGGGAAACCGGGGGATGCCACCTTATGCCCTCCGTGTCCGAGCGAGGGATCGCCCACTGCGGGTGTTCATCGATCGCCCGCTGGAGCGGATCCCCTTCATCAGCTGGTTGCGCTTCCGCACATAGTCGAACCCGCCCTTGGGCTGGTCGAGGGATCGATCCCCCGCGGGCGTGGTGGGCTGGGCCGGAGCCGCCATACGCGCCGGGGTCGCCGGCTCGGGCGGAGGCAGGACCTTGGCCCGGCATCGCCCAGGGTCTTGATCGGGTAGGGCTTGGAGAGGGTACCGCGGGGAGTGACCGTGGGGAGGCTCTCGTCGGTGAGGTAGTTGTCCTTGTCCGGCATTCAGCGCCTCCCGGCCAGTTTGCGCACCGATTTCAGCCCGCGGGTCGCCTCGCCCAGCGCCGAGCGCACGTCCTCGGGGGAGGCCCCCAGGCGCGGATCCCGGCGCCCCTCCGCGGGCAGGCGGACATCGCCCCGGTACTGGCCGGTCAGGCGCTTGACCCGCTCGGTGAGGGGGACGTCGGACTCGGGGGTAGTCGGGGGCTGTTTGGGCACCTTAGTACCGCCCCCCGGACATCGGCCGGGACTGGGCTGGCGCCCGCGACTTCGAGGCTTTGCGCTTGGCGCGGCGCTCGCTCGAGAGGCCAATCGCAATGGCCTGCTGGCGGCTCTTCACCACCGGGCCCCCCTTGCCGGAGTGGAGGTCGCCGGCCTTGAACTCATGCATGGCATCGCCGACCGACTTGAGTGGCATCTCGAGGCCTCTGTACGCACAAAGGGCCGGACCCCCACCGCGGGCGATCCGGCCGGTCCACCCCTCAGCGCCCGGAGGGCGGGGGCGATCTGGCTCAACCGTAATATCCGCGATCAGCCTGACCGACCTGTCTTGGCCCTGTCAAGGTACCCCTCGACAATGGTCAGGCGGATCGGGGGGCCGAGATCAATCTGCTTGAGGTTCCCACCGGCCCAGTGAGTGGTGATCGCACCGGTAAAGCGAATGTTCTGCAGGGCTTGCTCGAGGTGCTGCAGGGACCGCGGACCGGCGGGGCCGAGCTCACGCATCAACTGATCGAGCTTGGGTGGGAGGGTCATAGCTCGATCACCTCCGGGTACCCGTCCGCGCCGGTCTCGTTGAGCTCAGACCCGAGCCGGTAGCGCAGGACGCTGATCGCGCCCATCACCGCCTCCGCCAGGGGCAGCCCCACGTAGACCTGACCCGGATCGGTCGATCCTACCACTCGGCCCCCGGCGTGCACGAGCGCCAGCGTCCGCGTCGGGTTTCGCACGATCACCACCTGCTGGCTCATAGCTCGATCACCTCCGGCTCCCCGTTCCGCACGGCAGGGTACCGCTCGCTGCCCAACCGGTGCCGCAGCGCCGTAATCGCCCGGTCACGGGCCTCCTCGACCAGCAACCCCAGGTACGCCTGGTTATTGGCGGAGATCACACGCCCCTCCCGGTGCACCAGGACCAGCGCAAAGTCCTCGTTGCGGATGATGGTCACGCGCGGCTTCATGGGGGCTCATTTCGGGCTCTCGGTGATCGTTTGCCGCTCACCGCCGTCCTTACTCTCGGCCTGGGGCGCCTGCTGCCCGGAGGCTTTGCGCCCCGCCGGGTTCTCGGTCATCCCGATCCCCATCATCTGTTGGGCCTGCAGCCGCTCGGTGATGGTCATCGGGGTGCGGATCTCGAGGATCTCGCCGTTGGGGCCCAGGGTATATTTCTGGGGCATCGGGGGCAGCCCGTTGGCGACCGCCTGGAGCGCCTGCAGCATCGCCGCCTGGACCTCCTGGGGGTCCGGGGGCTGCAGCGGGGGCAGGGGGATCGGGGGCGGGGTCCCGACATTGGGGGTCTCCATGATCTCGTGGAAGGTCCAGAAGTCCAGATACCCCATCCGGGTCTCCTGGAAGGCCATCATCTTCTTCTCCTGGGTGTTCATCGCCAGGATCGAGTTGGGGGCCACCGTGAACACAAACATCTTGGCGAAGGCCTTGGCCCGCTGGGCCCGCGAGAGTGACTGGTCCAGGGCCGGGACGTAATCGGGGTTGGGGACCTTGGTCGGCATCCCGGTCACGGGGTCGGCCTGATCGGTGTACTTCTCCATCGCCGGTACCAGGGTCTCGGGGTCGTAATCGAAGTCTTCGAGGGCCTGGGCCGCGTCGCCGAGGATCACCACCCGCCGCCACTGGTTCTGGAACTGGAAGATATTGAACTTGTGCATCTCGGCCACGTCGCGGAGGAACGATTCCACGTTGCGCCCCTCGGAGCGCAGCTCGGGGGTCATGGCCTCGTAGTACTTCTGGATCGTATCACCCGAGGGGAGCTGCCGCAGCTGCATCAGCTGTTGCAGGTTGGCCACCCCGGTGAGGTCGTCGTGCAGGGTCTCGAGCTTGCCGAACAATTCGAAGAGCAGCGAGAGGGCCTGGGGGCTGGGACCGTCGACCTTCTTGTAGGGCTCGCGGATCGCCCCACCCGCGGTCAGGGGACCCACCTCCACCTTCTTCCCCGGGCGCTGGGGGTCGAAGCTCACCCGGAACGCCCGGGATCCTGCCGTGCGGTCGTACATCGTGTCGGGGTTGATCCACTGCTTCAGCCCCAGGCGGAGATCCTTCATCACATCGTTGATTGCATCCTGGATCGGGATGGTGTCGTTGAGGAGCGGGAGGCCCAGGAAGCACCAGGGGACCGACCAGAGTTTGAGGCGCGAGAAGGGGTAGAGGCCGTGCCAATAGGGTTGGGGGCCGTCGTAGAGCAGGAGGTCCTGAGTGCCCACGATCAGCCGCTTCTGGGGGTACATGGGCTGCCCCGGCTCGACAATATAGCTCCAGTTGGCATGGGGGTCGCCCATCACCAGGGGCTTGCTGGTCATGTTCCGGGACGCGTCCTGGAGATAGGTACGGTAGAGCACAATGTCGCCGGGGCGCACGGCGCGGGTCTGGGGCACCCCGGCGAGGCCCGAGAGGGTATCGCCCGAGCCCATCGGCGACATGATCCGGGTCACCGCCCGACGGAATCGGCTCATCACCGTGGTCACGAGGTTGTCGCTGGCGGGTTTGAAGCTGCCGGCGTGGGCGGGGTACTTCTCCCGCATCGCGTTGACCGAGTGCGCCTCGCGGAACACCACCCCCTGCCAGAGCTGGGGCGAGGGGTCGGTGCCGGGGCGGATCGGCAGGGTGTCGCGGAAGTCCTTGGCGATGATCTTGTGGTCGCCCAGGCCGTAGGCGGCGCCCGGGTCCCACTCGACCAGGAGATCCGCGGTCCCCCCCGCCAGGCCGTACTTGATCGTGTCCCCCAGCGTGACATCCATCATGTTGGTGATCCAGGCCGCGATCGTCATCTTGTTGAGGAGATCGGCGTGGAAGCCAAACTTGGGGTTGGTGGCCTTGTAGCCAAACACCGGCTTGATATCGGTCAGGGCCGAGACGTGGCTCTGGACCGCCTTGCGGGACTTGTTGATCACCGCGTAGGGGATGTACTGAATATGGGGCTGCGCCTGCTGGCGCTGCTCCCCGATCACATAGCGCATCCCCTTGTCCGCCGCCTCGAAGGCTGGGTCCTGGCGGTTGAGGAGGTCCCCCTCCTGGATCGCTTCCTGGAGCCACCCCAGGACGCGGGGGTCGCCCCCGGTGCGGAGGGCATCGGCGGTCAGGGGCGGCAGGCCGTAGATCCCGCTAGGAGAAAAGTCTGGCACGGATCGCTCCGATCCATCGGTTGAGGGTGAGCATCGCCCGCCGCCACCGCCCACGGAGGGTGTGATCGCGGAGGTAGTCTTCGAGGCGCGTACATCGGAGCTCCAGGGCGCGGACCCGCTGGAGCAGCTGCTCCCGCTCCTGGACCAAGGTGAGGGGCTCCCCAGTGGGGGCCTTGCTGACCAGGTGGGACCGCGCCTCCAGCTGCCGAACGCCGAGGGTCTGGGTCGTGTCGGTATAGAGGCCGACCGGGGGGAAGAGTTCAGGGGTACCCATGTCGCGTGCTCCGTCAGGTCACCAGCAGGGTCACCAGGGCGCCCTCAGCAGCAATATCGGCGTCCAGGTAGAAGGCCGAGAGATCGATCCCCGCGGGGGACATCTGGTTGGCGGCGCCGAACGAGGGGTTGGAGCCGGCCGAGGGCACCCCCAAGACCGCGGCGACCCCGGCCCCCGTGGTGCGGTTCATCCCCACCTTGCCGATGTAGACCTCATCGCTATTTCCCTTCCAGGCCTGGAAGAGCACTGCCTGACAGGTGACGAAGGGCACCTGGCTTGCGCCAAAGGCCGCCGCGATGGCCGAGAGGTACTCCGCGGTCGCGGTGAGCTGCACCGGGGTTCCCGGAGCGGGTACCGACACCTTGCCGAGAATGATCACCATCGTGTTAGGCTCCTCCACCCCAGACCTGGCCCACCACCGGGCCACCGACCCCACCACTCCCGCCTGACCCACCTCCGCTACTCTGCTGAAGCGCCCCGACGTCCCTGGCACTGAGCTCGCCATCCGGGTAGGTCGCCGGGTAGCTGGTCCCGCGCAGATCCGCGCCGGCCAGGGCGACGTTATTGAGGAGGAAATTCCCCGCAGCCGGGTTGACAAACGCGCTCACCGGGGTGGTGATGTTGTTGATCAGCAGGTCCGGGACCGCCCCCGCTGTGGCCACCGCGTTGCCGAAGGTCGAGCAGCGAATCCGGACGAGACGGGAGGCCCCACTCCCTCCGTTGAACCCGTTGCGGACGTTGCTCTCGCTGATGCAGTTGACCCAGCGACCGCTCGAGGCGTTGGCCGAGTTGTTGAACCCGTCGCGGCCGTTGGCATAGGCGACACAGTTCGTAAAGGCCGTCCCGACCCCAACGGTGTCAAAGCCATCCGTGGTCGCGCCCGTATTGTTGTAGGCCAGGCAGGCATTGACCGCGACCCCATCGGTCCCAAACCCGGTGACGGTGTTCCCGCTGGCGACGCAGTTGGCGAGCGCCCCACCCCCACCTCCGGTGATGTCGTAGGCCCGCCCGGCGGTGGAGCACCCGGTGACCAGGCAGTTGAGGATGAGCGATCCCCCCGCGTTGGTCGAGAAGATCCCGGAGTTGGTACAGTTCCGGACGATCGCACCAATCAGGGTCGACCGGGTCGAGTGGCTCATGCCCCGGATCCCGGCCAGCCCCGCGCCGTCGATCTCCACATTGAGGCTGAGGGCCTCGTTGCCGGAGTGGGCGAGAATCGTGGCGGTGACAATCCCGGAGGCCTGGAAGATGGGCCGGGTGCCCAGATCGCCGCGGGTGGCTTGGTACCCCTCGAGGACCCGCGCGTTACTCGCGATACAGCCCCCCGAGATGTTGGTGGAGGCGGAGGTGATCGGGTAGGTCCCAGCCTGGACCCAGACCTTATTGTTGCCGACGGTGAACTGGAAGGCCCCACCTGGCGAGCCCTTGGCCCCGCCCATCGCCCCGGTCGCGGTTTGCCCCGCGGTCCCGGCGGATCGGTCCAGACGCCATTGGGTGCCCGAGGGAATCGCGACGATCTCGTAGGTCCCGGCCGTGGCGGTCCCCCCGGTGATCTGCACCAGGTTGCCCAGGTGCGCGGCAATCGCCGCCACCCCGGTGAGATCGAGGTCGGTGGTCGTGGCGTTGACCGTCGCGGTGATCACCGCCCCATCAATCGTGATAAAGGCCGCGTCCTGTTGGGAGCGATCGACGCCGCCTCCGCCGCGGGCCGGGTTGAACCCCCCGCCGTTGGCGTCGGTGCCGGTGGTGCGGACCTCCCAGACGGTGGTCGAGACCAGGGCCATCTACTTGTCCTCGGCCAGGGCCTGGGAGCCCGACATCCCGGGGCCGACCTCGACCGTGGGTTCGGAGCCATCCGCGGGGGTGATCGCTTTGACCGAGACCCGGCCCGACTTTGTGAGCCTGGCGCTCTCGGGGGTGAAGGGGCCGAAGAGGCCCACATCGGTGTTGGTGGGATCCTGGGAGTAGGCCCGGAACGCGAGCTTCTCGCCCTCGCCGTCCCGGAAGCGTTGCTCGCTCTCGCGCTCGATCTGCCGGAGCTTATGGAGCGAGTCGATGGTCTCCTCGACTTGCACCAGGCCATCGGCGGTGGGGACCTGGCGGTGGACGGTGAATTTCTGGAAGCCCTGGTCGCCCTCGCCGTCGGTTTTGAGGTCGAAGCGGGCCATGGGGATCCATTCCATCAAGACGGGGGCACCGTTGGGGTGATCGAGGTTGGTGCAGTAGGGCGCCGAGGCAACCGCGCCGGCTCGCATGGGGTACTCATGCTCCACAATCGCTCCGCAGGTCGGGCAGCGATAATCCGCCCGCATCACAGGTCCCCGCAGAGCCACGCCGCGAGCACGGTCCCGCCGATGAACCCGAGGGTCAGCGCCACCCCGAGCCAGGCACAGAGCGACATTACCGACCCCCCTTCGGCGGTGGGGGATGGTTGGGGGGGATCGGCGGCGGGGCGGGCGGGCAGTCTTTGCAGGCCACTGGAGTCTACCGGTGATCGATCAACCCAAAAAATTGCTCGTGGATCCGCGGCGCCATCTGTTCCACCAGCTGCTCCACCGACTTCCCCTGGCGGCGGGCCTTCTCCTGCAGGTCCTCGAGCTGCCCCGGGGTGAACTGCAGGCGTACGTGGTGGTAGCTGATCCCGGCCAGGCGCTTCACCTTCTCGAGCAGGTCCGCCCCATTGAACACGCTCCCCCCGCCGAGGAGGTCTTCCAGGGCCTGGAGGGTGGGCTGGTCGAGCACGGCGTAGCGCCCCTGGAGCGGCAGCGAGGCCAGCCCGTTGGCCAAGACCATCGCGGCAGCGGTTTCGAGATCCCGATCCAGGGTCTGGGCCGCCCGGTGGAGGCGGTCCATGAAGGGCGCGGGGAGGGCGACGCGGAGGAGGGTGGCCATGGGTTAGGCTCCTGGGAGTCTGGTGGGGCGCGGGATCCACTGGCCGATCCCCGTCCCCGGCCCGAGGTGTTCGCAGTAACTCAAGGGCATCAGGCGATCGGGGGGTTGGCCGACGCGGGCTGGGTCGCCATTGGGGGCCCAGCGGGCGCGGAACAACAGGGCGCTGCGGTCCTCCGGCTCACAAAAGAGCGACCCCGAGACCCGGTAGTCCTGCCGGATGATCGTCGCCGAGAACTGCCCATCGTAGACCGCCTGCACCCCTTCGTGGGTGACCAGGAGCGGCCGGCGGATCCCCGGCTCGATGAGCACGAGCACGATGTCCCCGACCGCGACGGCGAGGGGGGCCTTGGGCACCGGGGCGTAGGGGGCCGCTGGAGCCTGTGCGGGAGCCTGGGCCGCTGGAGCCCCTTTAGTCGTAGAGGGTCCCGCCCCAGCTCCGCCCGGAGGGGTCGTAGTACCAGTGCTCATCCTCATCCTCCTCGATCCCCAGGGCATCCTGGGGCGTGGCGACTAGCTTCGCGTCGTCCGCGGTGACATCGGTGTTGCGGTAATCCGGGCGCTTCCCATCCCCATATTTGGCCGCCCGCAGCTTCTCTTCCCGGCGCCGCTTCCGCCGGTCGTCCAGGGGCTCGCGCTCGCCGGCCATCAACCGGTAGGCGACAAAGTGGGCAATCGCCAGCGCAATGATACAGTCATCGTGGGCGCCGCGTCCCGCCTCGGCTTCCCAGAGCGCGCCTTCGGTTTGGAAGTCCCGCAGCTCATCGATGGTGAGGGTGGAATTAATGCGGAGGTCGCTGTAGCCGCTGAGGGGGTCGACCCCGACGATGCCGTTATGAAATTGGTCGAGCAAAATCGGCCGGGTACGCGGGGTCGTCATCCACCCCATCCGCGTGGTGAAGCGTTTCTGCGGGTCGGCCTGGTCGAGGACCTCCCAGATGTAGAAGTGGCGGTAGCCGAGGTGCAGCTGGAGCGTGTCCTGGACCGAGAGCCCGTGGTTGTTGCACTCGATCGCGGCCATCGCCTCCTGCCCGTCGGGCCATTTGTAGAGGGTGCCGATCGCTTGAATGATGTAGGCGAAGGCCTTGGGGGTGCAGGTTTCGCTCACAAACTGGGCCACCTGCTCCTCGGGCTCCTCAATGGTGCCCATCCGCAGGACGTCGCACACCGAGCGGTCCTGCCCCAGGCCATCCGACACGTCGCACCCCAGGATGTAGCGGTGGCCTTTCCGCGGGCGCTCCCACATCTGGAGGGTGTCGAAGAGGTTGGGCTGCTCGGCCAGCTCGGGCCCGTTGAGGCGGTGGAAGCCAAAGCCGGGCGGGATGGCGTAGGCCGGGCGGGCCTCGGGGAGCAGGGCGGCGAGGTTCATTGGGGGACCTCCTCGGGGATCACCTCGACCTGGATCCCCTCGGCCTCGTCGACCCCGTGGTCCTGGAGGAGGTGCCGCACCAGCTGTTCCATCAGCGCCCGCGGATCGCGGGTCGGGGTGGACCGGAAATCACAGAGGGGGCAGGTCGCCTGCATCTGGCGGATCATGCCGGGGTCTCCTCGACCGCTCGAGCCTCGGCTGGAGCCTCAGGGGGGTCACCCTCAACCAGGTTGGGCGTCTCGACCTGCACCGGGCGGGGCGAGGGGTCGTTGGTGACCAGATCCCGCGCCCGCTCCGTGGTTTTCTGGGCCGCCGCCCGCATGGCCGCCTGCTCGGTGCGGAGCTCGGCCTGGAGCGCCTCGTGATCCGCCAGGAGATCTCCATGGGGGCGTACCGTCAGTAGGTCGATCAAGGGGCGCCGCTGCTGCTCCACCCGATCGATCACCACAATGGGGAAGATCGACCGGCCACTATACTGGAAGGCCTCCTCGGGCTCGGCGGGGTACTCCTCCAAAAACTTGTAGAGCTCGCCCTTCTCCAAGGCCTCGAGCTTCTTGCGCTCGTACCAATAGAGCTGCTCCTTGGCGAGCGAGACCCCGCGGCGCATAAATCTGGGGCCGTGCTCCTGCACCCGGCGCGCGAAGGCGAGCGTGTCGGGGAGGGGCACCCACAGGGCGGGCACGGGGAGCCAATACTTCGATCGCTCCGCGTACCAGGGGATGAAAATGTTGATCGCGCGCCCCAGGCCCCGGGAGGCCAGCTCCCACTCCCGGTGCCACCAGTTGTGGCGGCCCTTGGCGGTGGATTCCTTGGCCATGAAGGTCCGGGGCGAGATCGGGATCGCCGGCATCAACCCGTCGTCGATCTGCTCGGGGCGCTCCCAGGTCGAGAGCTCCGTGAGGTGGGCGAGGGAGTAGGTCTTGCTCCGGCCCAGGTTGCCCTTGGTCCCGCCCTCCTCAGCCAGGCCGCCTTTCATCGATTTGCCCGACTCGACAATCACGCTGGAGCCGGTCTTAAACACCAGATGCTTGTCTTTGGTGTGGTAGGTCTCGGCGGGCTTGAGCCACCACGGGAGGTTGGCCACCGCGAGCTCGTACATCCCGAAAATGCCCTGGGAGCCGCTGTTCTCGGGCACGTCCGAGGCAATGAGCGCCTTCACATATCCATGCGTCGTGGTGCGATGGGCCAGGCACGATTGGCAGAAGGTCGAGGCCCCCAGCTGCCGCCCTTTGAGCAAATTGAAGAGGAGGCCGTCGGGGTGCTGGGTGCTCCAGCGGGTGTGTTCCAAGGCCGCGAGCTCCCCGAGAATCAGCTGCTGACTCTCCCAGAGGGGGTACATCGGCTGCAGGCGCTGCCCTTCGGATTGAATCAGGCAGTAGCGTTGCGCCCAGTAGGGATAGCTCACCTTCACCAGCAGCCGCTCATTGGCGACAAACGCCTCCTCCTCGCGCGAGAAGGGGCGGATCGGCTGGCGCTTGTCGGGGTCCCAGAGCCGCTGCAGCCGCTGGGCCATGGCGTGACAGGTCTCGACCGGGATCACCTCAAGGCCCTGCGGGAGGGCGTCGCGGAGCCCCCGCTCGAGCTGGGTCTGCCGGGCGGCGATCACCTCGGGGTGGTACACCCTCAGCCCCCCTCGCCCTCAGGCTCGACCAGTTCCGCCTCGGCCGCTGGAGCGTGGGCTTCGTCCCCATACAGGAGCTTGTCCGTCAGCTGGGTCAGCTTCTCCAAGGCCCCCACCCCCAGCCCGCCCCCGCCCTGGCCGCTGGAGTTTTGGTTGTTTTGTTGAATAATCAGGCCTTGGCCCTTGGGGAGCATCCGCCCCATGTCCAGGGCGAGCTCCTGGTGCTCGAGGCGCGGCTGATAGAGCAGCTGCCCGGTGCCGCGGCAGGTCTCGCAGGGGCCGGGGCCAGGGTTGGGCACCTGGGGTGTGGGGTCAGGGGTGAGCGTGCCCGTCCCCGCGCAGTCACCACAGGCCCCCTCGTAGGGCGCGGCCTTCTTCATCACATCCGCCACGACCGCCGGGAGCCGCGCCGCCACCACCTGGGCCGAGAGCACCCGCCCGCGCAGGTGCGCCGCCCGCTCGATCTCCTGCAGCAGCTGCCCGGGGAGGATGTTCCCCTTGGCGCAGATCTCGGCGAGGGTCCAGCGTGCATGGTCGGGGTCGCCCAGCAGCCCGAGGATATAGGCGAGATCGGGCGTGAGCGGGGCGAGGCTGAGGTACCCCACCAGCCGCCGCCGGCCGCCGAGATCGTGCTCGAGGGTGGTGAGCTCCTCCACCACGGTCGGGGTGAAGACCTTCGTCGGGCGGGTGAGGGCGCCTTTACCCATGCGCTCCCGCGGTCGAACGGTCCCGCAGGACGGTCAGGACGGGCGGGGTGGTCAAGAGGTGCGGCTCCAGCCGACCCAGGTACTCCAGGGCGATCCGGTTGAGATCACCGATGGTCAGGGCCCCGATGGTCGAGGGCACCCCGTACATCCCCGGGTACCTCGCCGGGATGGGCAGCCGCTGGAGCCGATAGGGGGCCAGCCCGGCCAGCGGGACCGCGCCCAGGAGGGTGAGGAACCCTCGCCGGCTGAGCACCGCTGGAGCCCTGAGGACCGCTGGAGCCCCGCGCATCAGTGCCACCCCTCCCGCTGCCCCTGCTCCAGCCGCGACAGCCGCCGCGGATCATCGGGTTCGGCGTGCAGGCGCTCGTACTCGGCCAGGATCTGATCCTCGCTGGGCAGCTGCCCCAGGCTCCGGGTGAGGGTGAGTTCGATCTCGGCCATCTCGGCCGCCAGCTCGGTGTCCACCGTGGTGACCACCAGGCCCGGATCGGCCGCGGTCGCCTCGGTCTGGGTCCAGCCCTGTGCCGCCAGCTCCTGCGCCTTCAAGTCGTTGGCCCGCTCGAGTGCTGCGGCAATCCGCCCCAGCTGCTTGAGGAGGATCCCCCCCGCCTGCCATTTGCGCAACCCCCGCCGCACCGCACCGCCCCAGCCCATCCCCTACTCCTCCGGTAGCGGTCCGTCTGCCAGGCAGGGACGCCCGACAATCTCCCCGCGTGTCCTCGGGTACCGCGCCGAGGCCCCCTGGCACAGTGGCGTGTCATCGTCGCAGTGCTGCCAGCCCTTCTGCACCCGTGCGTCTCCGTGCTGATGGACCTCGCGGCGACACTGACTACAGACCACCAACCCCGTGCTCACCCGCGTGTCCCCCTTGCGCTGCCCGGCCGTGGGCCCTCCATCCTAGGTCACCTGAGCCGCGCCCTGTCAAGGGTCCCCGGAGGCGCCAGCGGCCCCCTGGGCGATGTTTCACGTGAAACCCTCGCGCGCCCCTTCCCCCACCTGACCCCCTCCGCTGGGGCCTCCCGGGGCCTCCTCCGGCCCCCCTGTGGCCCTCCCCTCCCTCCTCAGCCGCTGGAGCTTGGGTCGCCGAAGTCCTGTCAGCGGAGGGGGTTAGGGGCTCGAGCGGACCCTCGCCAGGGGGCGTGCGGGGGGCCGAGGGGGCCTCTAGGGGGCGCGCGCGACACACCGACACCCACACACACACACACACACAACGTTGGGGTAAAAAAGTTGGGGAAAAAGTTGGGGTCAGTCCCAGCGCGCACGGCGACCCCCCGGGGGGGATCCCGCGGACAATGCCCTGGGCGAGCTCGCGCGCGGCCAGGGGCGGAGCAGGCGCCTCGGGTGCGGACGGGTGGCCAGGGCCTAGCACAGGTTCAGGGTTGCGCGCGTACCAACTTGGGACACGCCCCACATTTTACAATCGCCGTAACCCCTAGATCCTGCACGCGGTTGCACATGGCCCGTGGAGGCGATAGGCGCCCCGTACCGCAACGCCGCTCGCGCGCGGCTAGGCCAGCCAGGGCCACCCGGCGATCGGGGCTGTACAGGGAAATCCGATCATCAGCAGACTTGACCCGGTTGACAGGGTCGGATACAGGGGGCTTGACAGGTATGAGACGATAGGATCCAGGGGTCGCGCGCTCACGTCGGCAGTCCGCACAGCCGCCCCCAGGAGGTAGCATGACCACCCGCCCCGCTCCGCAGACGACAGCAGACCCGGCTCACCCCGCACACCCCCACCCGCCCGCCGACGACGCGGCCCACTGCCCCGTGTGCGGCAAGGCCTACCAGCGCCCCAATGTCAACGCCGCCGACTATCGGGTTGATTACCTCGACCAGACCCAGACCGAGGGGCATATGTGCGCCCACTGTTGGAGGACACGCCCCGTCTGGTAAGCACCAGCTCCATCGGGCCCAGGGTATTCCGGCAGCCCTGCCCGCCCGCACACAACGCCGGACCGATGCCCCAGGGAGCGCCAGGCGCCGCCCAGGGCCAGGAGACCGACCAAATGAGCACCCTACTCAACCAGCAAGCCGCCAGCAGCCAGTACGCCTATCGCCCCAAGGATGAGCGGTTCTCGAGCCTCGCCGCCCTCGTCAGCGCCGCCGAGTACGACCGCGATCACTCAGTGGAGCGGACCTACAACCTCAGGGATCTGCGCGCGGTCGAAGTCCCGGCCGCCGACCTCGCCCCGAGCGCCCCAGGGACCGCGACCCCCCTTCGAACGACGATCCAGCTCGAATCGCCCAAGGGCCGCGCCGCCTTTACCCATTGGAGCTTTGGGCAGCTCGCGCGCACCATTGGTGCTCCAGCGGCCTACCTCCGCGACCTCCCGCCCGCCATCGCCGCCGACGCCATCAACTACGGCCTACGGGACGCCGACCACACCGCCGGCAAACGGGCGAACCTGTTGGTACGCGCCAACGGCGGCACCCCCATCGTGCGCGCCGCCACCTCCGACACCTACGGCCGGGTGTGGGACGCGGAGCTGTACAGCGTGCTGGGGCGGTACTTCGGGGATGGGGCCCGGAGCTCACAGGGCGAGTGGCAGAGCCCGCCCACCTGGTCAGGCGAGAACGCCGGCCAGTACCGAGGCGATCGGGACAGCTTCGTGATCAGGATCGACGGGGGCAGCATTGTGGGGGATCCGCGCGGGTTCTCAGGGGGCGGCAATGGACGGCTCAATCGGGGGATCCTCGTGCGCAACTCTGAAGTGGGCCACTGCTCGATCACCCTGGAGTGCATTCTCTTCGACTTCATCTGTGGCAATCACATCCTCTGGGGGGCCGTGATCGATCGCACCTTCCGCCGCCGCCACGTGGGCACCGAGATCACACAGAAGACCCTCAGCGAGATCCTGCAGATCGCCCGGAGGTACAACAGCCGGTCCGCCTCCGAGGACGAGGCGATCATCAAGACCCTCACCCAGCATGAAATCGCGCACACCAAGGAGGCCGTGATCGACGAACTCAAGAAGCTGGGCTACTCGGTCAAGCAGGCCACCGAGGCCTACGACACGTGCGAAGCCAAGGATCCCCAGCTGAACCCCCGTTCGTTCTGGGGGGTGATGGCCGGGACCACCCGCGCGAGCCAGGAGGCTGGGTACCAGGACGATCGCCTCGCGCTCGATCAGCTCGCGGCCGCGGTGCTCAAGAAGGGCCGCACGCTGGTGACGGTGTAGCGCCATGGGGATGGACGTCTACGGCAAAGCCCCAACCGCCCCCACGGGGGAGTACTTCCGGAACAATGTGTGGTGGTGGCGCCCGCTCGCGGCCTACGTGTGCGAGGGGGCCCCCGACATTACGAGCGCCTGCCAGTACTGGCAGTCCAACGACGGCGACGGCTTGAACGCCGCCGAGAGCCTCCGATTGGCGGACGCCTTAGAGGCCGAGATCACCAGCGGACGGTGTGCCGAGTACGCCGCCCGGCATGAAACCGCCCTCGCCTGTACACCCAAGCCGGTCTGCCGCTGGTGCCAGGGGACGGGGGTACGTCGGGATCGGATCGCCCTCGAAGCCGGTCAGCACCTCCGACCGATCCCCACCGACGACCCCAGCCACCCCCGCGCCGGTCAAATTGGCTGGTGCAACGGCTGCGACGGCACCGGGCACGAGGAGGCCCCGGAAGCCATGTACCCGTTCAGCGTCGAAAATGTGCAGGAGTTTGTTGTGTTCCTTCGCGCATCCGGGGGCTTCGCGATATGGTGACCCCGACGCCCCCGCCCACCCTGGACGGATGCGCCACCCTGCCCGAGTACGCCGCGCGCGTACTCGGGTACGCGCTCCGCTACGGCTGCCACACCCTCGACGGTGAGCAGCTCCGCCACGCCGACAGCGCGGCCCAGCTCGCCGCCTGCAGCCTGCCGGCGGACCTTGACCCCGATCAGGCCCGGTTCAATGACACCCTCCACACCCTACGACTGGAGATCCAGCGGGAGCAGCTCACACGCGCCGCACAGCTCGCCCGCCTTGCGGCCCAGCTCGCCGAGATGACCGAGCAGACCGACGACCCCCAGGATCTGGGCCACGATGCGCCCGAGGAGAGCGACACCGACCGCGCCGCGAAGCTGCTTCGAGCTGCGCTGCTGCTGATCATGGGGCCGCTCGATCCCGGGACCGGCAACGGTGG